TGCTCTTCCGATCTCTACCTTATTGTCATCCCAAATATAGATTGTTCTACCATTGTGGATATTTCCAGCAATAAACTGCCATTTAAATCCCCATGCTGCTTCTTTTCCAAACAAAGAAATCTGGGAGAAGACTTCAGATGTGTTAGGAGCAGTAACGTTAAGTTTGCCAGTTGTATTACCAAGAGAAAGTGTTGTACCTGTACGTATTGTATAAGCAACACCATTAGCACTTCCAGCATTTGTACCGCCAATAACTCCAGAACCAAGAGTTCCACGTACATTTCTGTTCTTGCAAAAATCATTAGCAAGCAACCAGTCAGCATTCCACATGGTCCAGTTCATCAATCCCCAGTCTGTACCATAATTCTGGGCAAGATCCCATGCAGCCTTCATTGTAATACTATCCTTTGGAGTAGCATTGGCAATACTCATAAGGCAATTCTTGCCACCAACTGTAGCCTGGGAGCCTAAGAATGCGCCTTCAGCAAACTCATCGTACAAAAGAACAAAACCTTGCATAGGAACAGGGCTTTTATATACACGTCTTACTGTAGAAGATACGTTTACAACCTTACCCCAAAGAGGTGGTCGATAAGCCATTGTCTGGCCGTATGTTCCATCGTGCAATGCAGCCGTACCGTCCGCAAAATAAGCACTATTTTTATCAGAGAGGCGAGCAGCATATCCTTGCTTGTTTACGATAATTCGTCCACACAAATCGAAATATGTCTGGCGAACTTCCATATTACCACCTACAGCAAGAACAGTATTATTGTTACCTTCATCGTAATCAACATACCAATACATCATATTACCTCTAAGCTCTGCTATATCATTTGTATTCTGGTCGATTGCTGCGCCAAGAGCATTAAGCTCAGACGCAGAAAAAGTATCACCAGTCTTCTTATTTAATTTTAACAAACCCATAATCTTTTATAATAACTTTAGTGGGAGTTTGTATGTAAAGGTATTATTCTTCTCCTTTACCTCACACATAAATGTAGATAACTTATCTATATCAGTTTTTGTCAACTCAATTGCACGAGCAGCTGGATTTCTCCAGGTTGTAACCTCTTGTCCTGTCAACTTACTGTATTTCTTCCACTGAAATATAAATTTCTTCTCAGCTTCCTCATCTGGAATTTGTACATCGCTTCTATACAAATGCGCTTCACATGGAATAACGCCAGCACCATTCTTCATCTTATCTCCATTTTTCATTTCAATTTTAATGATATATGGGTCAACTTGCTTGAAGAATGTGACAAACTCTGTATATGTTGCCTTATTGTACTCTATCTCGCATTTAAATGAAGTCTGGTCTGTGATATAGTCTGAACAAACTGTTAATGTATTGGTTCCTTGACCTTGTACATAGCTGTTGTCAACTAATTCAACATAATTCCCATTCTCCATGCAAAACCACTTTCTTTTTGTACTTAATGTTAATTCCTCAGAACCAAGCATTAACTTACAAGTGGCAGTCAATTTATCAAATATCTCATTCTTAAAGAAATTACCATCTGGTGTCTCCAATATCATGGTTGGTGTCAAGTTGTCTGTCTCTTGCTTTGTAAAGCATGTAGAACCAGAAATTTTGACATTCAATCCTGTATCTGGATCCTTCACCATTCCGCTGAATTCAATCTTTAATTGAGCGGTATCTATCAAGTTCTTGTTAATAGTTAAGGTATATGGCAAGGAACTTGAAACGACTCCAGAATACTCTATTGGTTTTTTGCCATTAATTGTCCATTCTGGAGATGATATATTGGATATTTGATTATCAGTTGCTCCAGAAAACAACAACTCTGGAGTTACGACTATTGGGTCAACAACATAGTTAGGTGAAAAGCTGTGATCTAATCTAGAGAAATACTGTACATGATGATGGTTACACAAAAGGTTAAGTTGCATCGACTTTCCATCGTGCAACTTAACAATTGTATATTGACCTCTACCTATCGGTTTCTCTGCCATAAATTACTTACTAAAAAGTTCACAAACAAACGTAGCCTTTTGCGAAATTTCAGATGCGTTAACTGTAATTGATGAACCAGTTTTAGCAAATGCAGTGTCTTGAACACCAGAAGAAGAGAATTTCTTCCACTTAAACGTAAATTTACTGTTTGCGTCACTGTCCTCAAAACATTCACCTGCTTGCCATACCTTTGCTGAAAGTGTCGTTGAACCTTGGCCATTCATCAACTTATCGCCAGTTGTAGAGTAAATCTCAACATAATAAGGATCTGACTGGTCGAAGAAGGTAATTACATCAGAAACCTTAGTATTATATGTACCAGAAGAAGCGTCTGTATCTGTAATTTCACACTTAAACGCATCAAAATTCAATACTGCCGATGCTGGGATTGTAAGCTCATTGGTGTTGTAGCCAGTACAGCCATACGCCTTCTTTTCCGTCAGTGCTTCCCAGGCACCATCGGTATTCATCTTATACCACTGATATGATACGTCTGTGTTATCAATACTTGAACCACGCCACATATCACAATGTGCTGTCAAAGTTGAAGTCTGATCATTCTTGAACACATTACCCTTTGGCGTATAGCCAATGGCACAAATGGTTGCTCCAGCATTTGTAGTTTTAGTAAACTGAATCTCAGCCTTAACAGGAGTCTCAAAAGAAGCAATGTTAAGGTCTGTATAAACAGCTGAAATTTGTACACGTAACTGAGAGCAATTAACCATATTTTTGTTAATGGTCAATGCGTATGGTGCTCTATCTGCAACCGTTGCACCATAATCAGCAAGATTCGTGCTACCATTGATTGTATAAACAGGCTTTGTCTTTACCTGTCCCATTTGATCAGCTGTTGTGCCAGAAACAAACAACTCTGGTGTAATCACAAGGAATGGACTTGCTGACCAGTCTGGCACAAAGCTGTTATTATCACTATTGAATATCTGAGTCGTAGGTTGGCTACTTCTCAAATACATATTAAGGGATTTCGCATCATTTAAGTCAATAATGGAAATTTGACCTCTTGCAATAATTTCTGCCATCTAAAATCTATATATTGTTAATTCTTACCTTACAATCAAACTGCGCCATATTCCAAACATCTTTTGTTGATATTTCAAGAACATGACCATAACCTACATGAGCCAAATTAAACAGCTCATCCGTATCTGGATTATCACTTGTCTTTATCCAATCAAAATCTTTATTTTGCAATTGTTCCGTTATCTCTGTACCGCCTCTATATACATGTGCGGTTAAAGTCGTTTGGCCAACGCCATTCTTAAAGGTGTTTCCATTTGATGTACGAATTATTACGTTATACGCATCTTCGCCATTTCTACGCTTTTGTATAGTAATAGTGTCAAAATAATCAACGTAGTTTGCTGTAACGACACATTTAATTGTTAAAGTTTGTCTATCTTTCCAATATATAGCGTCTGGGAATACTGTAAAGGTTCTTCCGTTCTCACCATCAAACAGAACATACTCTCCATTTGTATCAAGATAATACCATTTTCTACCGCTTGAATATGATAAAAAATTAGTTTCCACCATCTGTATCATAAGACTATCTGGAGAGCACAAACCTCTGTCAATGATAAATACGTCCTCTCCTATCAGCTTGATTGATTTTGGCTTCAATTCTTCTTGTGCGGTATCGTCAAGATCTTCCCATTTAATGGTAACTCCCTGTAGAATTATCTGGTCCTTTGTCCATTTAAAGCGTCCATTTGCAAAATATCCAGTTCCATCATTCTTAATTACAAAAGAATCATTCTTGCTCGAAATAGAGCCATCTTCATTCAATTTAAGAAGTGGGTTCTGAATTGTTCCACCAATACCACCCTTATTAAACCATGCTCCATAATCTTCTACATAGGAAAGCACATCGTCTGTTGGCTGGTATTGAGTTGCATATTTACCGCTTTCAAATTGTGGTGCTGTCATGTATAAATCTCCAGATGACATAAGTAAAGCAATTTGAAGTGGATCTTCGCCCTTAAGTGGGTCTTGTATATCCCAATTTGCAGAATACCGCATCCACGTGTCATCGCCAGGCACAGAAACCGTTTTGACGGTGTGTCCATTTTGAGAAATAAGAACATCACAATCTTCCGTTGATTTTGCCCAAAAAGAAAAGCAATATCGTTTCCCTAGTTTGCCAAGCATCCAAGAATTGGTCTGGGCATTAAGAATCATTTCTTTATTGGACTTATATATCTCGCCTATACCAACTGGAGAATCTGTTGCTACAATTTCTGTAGATGACTCAAAATCACAAGCAATACTGTTTATAACCACATTCTTATGAATTTTACCTGCATAAAACGTACAGCCAAAACCATTTTCATCTCCAGCCGTTAAGGTACCAGAAATATTTACCTGCTGAGTTGCATATAGCCTCTGCAAATAGGCTCCATAGTTTTCAAGTGTTCCAAAAACAGGATCATTAACCCCACTCAGTTTACCAATACGCAACTTCATGCCACCAGCAAAGTTTGCAACAGAAGAAAGAAGGATAATATTCAAATCTGCTATTTCAACATTATCACCTTCTTGCAAAGAGTCATTTACATTTAATCGAAATGTTCTCTTATATCTTCCAGAATTATCTATCGTTATAGCATGAAATTGATATTTCCATTCTGTAGTAGCTTCAACATTTAATGTTCCGTCAACACGTGTCTCGTCTTCATATTCAATAGAAGCTACTATATTATTCATGTTCCTTGATGCCTTTATTTTATATGACACCAATACACGCTCTGGATTCTCAATATTACGCTCAAACGTCTGGGAAAGTCCAATAAAAGTATTTGGACTTGATGCTATAGAATTTTTAGTTATAGAACATACACGATAATTGTCGAGCACGCTTCTTTTATATTCTACAGAAGCGTATGCTTTTCCAACAACATTATATTGAGAAAAATTATCTTCCCAGGAAACATTGTTTACACTTGATGGATAACAAAGACTTTGTTCTACAGCAATTCCATCTATAACATCTATATATGGTGATTGTTCATCACTGGATGTCATATAAATCGCACCAAGTCTATTTGCATCCCACAAGTTTGTAACTCTAACAAAATCAAGTATTTCATTGGTAGAAGGAACATCACCTTCAAGCAATGCTCCTATAAACCAATCTCTCTTTTTTTGCTTAGTTGCACCGTTCTCAATAACGGTCACAGTATCTTGACCTGTTTCGAGAACGCACATAAGAGAATATATCAAATTATGGTTATCAAAATATTGCCTACGAACAATATCTCCCACGTGAAGCCCCTGTGTCTTTTTAGAGTCCTCACTAACACTAATCTTAAATTTTCTATATTGATATACTGCCATTATGTTATTTCTTCTACTAAGTCTCCACTGCAAGCATCTGAAACCCAAAGTGATCCATTTGTTGCAGATATTTTTTGAACTTCAAGCTCATATACACGCATCTTCTTACGTATTGTTAACTCATCGAATGTTGCACATATATTGCCTGTAAGCTTATTTTTATAAATTTTCCATCCACTTCCAGCAAAACCACTTGAGAATGTAACGGAGCCTATGTCATTGACCATGTAAGCATTTCCATAATGCTTAACACCATCTTGTAATGAGATCCAATATACCCCATCGTTGAAGAATAGCTCGTTCTTCAAAAGCCTGGTTTTGCATCCAGATATACCTATTGAAGTGTCACATTCTATTGGTTTATCGAACACATAGAAATCTGAATCTGTAGTAAACTTTAAGCTAGATGACTTTCTGTCAAGTGGTGCGTATAAACTGGTTGAATCTATATAGCCAATTTTTGTTGTCTTTTGAATTGTATTTTCTACAACATCATCGCCAACATTAGTATTATAATGATATGGTGCCTCAAAAAGCAATGAATCACCATCACTATAAAAACCAGGACCAGCATCACTTGAAAACTTCAAGTATTTTCCAAAAATAACTCCAGAATTTTTATCTGAATTTTTATAAGTCTCTATCAAGGTATTGCCAAAACCATGACCAGCCTTAAAAGACTCTGGGAAATGAGCAGAGCCAAATTTTGTAATCAACTCATACTCATAATCATCGTCATATATACTTGACTGTAAACTAATTGCCCTAGTATTATCATCTCCAAGATTCAATATTTTATTTGATGCAGAAAATGATATAACATTCTTATTCTTTACATGGATAATATAGTCACCGTCAAACTTGATACCACCAGACAAGATATTTAAATCTCCAGCCAGTGTTGCTGTTTTATCAGCAGATATTGAAAATATTTCATTTCCACCATACCCTAAAGAAGCTCCATATAATGCAGATACATTACCGCTAAATACACTTGACCCCCCAACTGTTAAATCCTGGGAAATAACGCCATTTCTCATTGTCCAGTCAACATCTTCCTTATTGGAATTTCCAGAATGATAGAAATCGTAACCACGAAATCTAATACCATCCTTAGACATTGACAAGTCTCCTATTACAATTTCTCCTGTACACGTAACCTTATCAGCATTCAATGCTATATTTCCAGCATTCAATGCCAAAACATCGTTATTGTATGATAATACATTCGATTCGTTAATGTACAGTCCATTTGACCCAAGGTGAAGTTCTCCATCTATCTTAACAATGCTCTTCCGATCATCTGGGTTCTCAGCTACTGTTTGATAAACGGTCAATATTTCAACACCATTGTCACCAGCAGAAAAACCGTACAGTGTGTTAAGCTTTCCTGTCATTGAATCTCCAGTTATCTTAACGGCACCCTTAACTCCTTCTCCAGACTCTCCTCCATCACCTATACTTGAAACAACAGCATCGGCAAGTAAAAAAGCAGTATTCTGACGAGTTATGCTTTGATATTCTTTTACCTCAGAATTGATCTTTGCTTCATCTACAGAATACTGCCCATCCTCACCAATGGTAACATAATCGCTACTGGTCCAGTCTGGAAGCTTCTCATTTGCTGAAGCTTCCATTCCTACCTTTAAGCGATTATAAAGCGATTCAAGCGTACTGCCTTTTTTTATTTTGGCAATTCCTTCGTTTAACTTTACCATTATTCTGAAACTTTTACTGTCTTTGATAAGAAACCAGATGTAGCTGCCTTATAAGAATTAATCTTTGATTGCAAGGCTACAAATTTTGCCACATTTGCAGGTGGTTGTGGCCCCATCATTGTTGGAGTCAACATAGAAGACAGGGCACCAAGCCAGTCTATCAATATCGTAGCCAATTGATTTCCAAGAACCGCTGGCTCGGTGGCCTTTCCACTTCCAAGATAAACACCTTTGTCATTGATTACAATTTCCTTGGCATCATACTTAGCAAGTATTTCTTTTGCGTCAAGAACAATTTGCGCCTTATCATGTAGTGCCTTAATCTGATCAGCTGTAACTTCAAAAATACTTTTTTCTTCATTTTTGTCGCTTTTTGCAACCTCAGTCTTTGCATGTTCTTTGGTGTACTCTGTATGAGCATGAAGTCCAGTTTTTTCAAGCTGGTCAACATCTGGAGAGTCTTCAGATTCCTCAAACTCTTTTGTTTCAGTTACGCCAATTATTGTTTTAGTATGAGTATCTATCTGAACTGTGTCTGCATGAGAATAAGCTACAACATACTCTTTCAATGTATCTGGATCGGTAGCAATAACAACATCTGAATTTAGATAAGGTATTGTTATGAGTCCATTGTCATTGTTCTGAATGGCAGACAAAAACACACCTTCATGTAATCCTACTGGTAATCCTTCATCCTTTGCCTGATTATTAGCAAGACTGTCATTGTACTCCTGGACATCAACCGTTCCGTACAGCTCATCATTCTCATCTGTATGTATTTTTGTAACATATCCAGAAATTCTGGATGTGTTTTTAATCACATTGTTCTTAGGATTTACAAGTTTATGAAGTGCAATTTGTCTAATTGCCTCATAAATTGCTTCATTTGCACTAAGATCATTAAACTGTTGGTTCATAATTATTTATTCTTTGGTCTGGCAATACAGTATGGAAGTTTGATTGTCTGTCTATATCCATCAACTCCAAATTTTGTATTTACCTCTTCAACAAGATAATATCCATTTTTTTCTGGTTGTCGAACATCAAGAACTTCAACCTTCTCACCAGATTCCAGATCATTATAATCGCCAAACAACGTTATTGTACCTTCTATACCGTTCATATTGTAACCTTCAAAATAAGCTTCTGCTTCTTTAATAAGGCCTTCTTCAGATATGCCAATCTTACTTGATGTGAATGGAATAACCGTATATTGGCTCAAATCAACATGGTCTCTTGTTTGCGACTTCAACGTTGCTCCAAGCTTCATTGCTTTCTTTGACAGTTTTGTCTCATTAAGCAACTGGAACTTCTTATGCTTTGTATCGCTGGCACCAGTCCATTCTGGATTCAGTCGAATTGTTATGCTATACTTAACTTCCTTCTGATTTTTTCCTGTACCTTCAAACTTAAACCCTTCGGCTGACACAGCCAAATACTTTGGGTCAGTGTGCATCAACTTCAAATTATCAGAAGCTACATGGTAATCAAACTGGATAACCTTCGGCTGCAACGATTTGTCGTTATTCACAATAGATTCAGCAGTCTTTGTAGAAAAATATGACCGTCCAACCTTTATACATGGATTACCGTCTTTGTCTGGCCGTATAAAGCAATACAACTTATATTTAGACCATTCAGTCAACAAGTCAGCAATTGTCAAATCATTACTTAACTGAATCTTTCCAATATTTATACTTATATTGGCTGTATCTGGATGAAGTTTCAATCCTGTTCCTTTAAGCAAGTTGTACTTTCCACCTTCTTTGAGGAAATCATTGACGGTAGCGTTGTTGCCTGTAGTTATTTTTCTGCAATTCTTTCTTTTTAAGTTGCTTGCCAGGTTCTCGCATTTCAACTCAATAGGAGTAGATACGCTACACTTGACAATATAGCCATCAAACTGAGGAGACATATTCCCGAATATCTCATCAATGTTCTTCTGTCTGTCTTCTTCGCTTTCATAAGCACCAGTTTTGTTTCTGTAATACGTAAGATATATTCGAATACGCTGGCCAACCTTGAAATCTTTTGGCGTTGCAGTAGAAGATCCAGAACGTTTCTCAGTTATGGTTCCATCTTGCAATCTTTCAGTATAAACGTTTGTCGTACCATCGTCTTCCAAATCATTCTTTGTCATAGTTCGTTTTATGATGGTTCCACGAGGGAATCTTACAGACGCTGTTCCAATAAGCTTCTTGTAAGATTCCTCTATCTCAATACTCTCGCATTCACGAATAGTAAGACATCTGTCTGGAGACGGATCGTCTTTATCTATAACGTTCTTGTCCGCTGGTTCCCAAACCAATATTTTACATGCTAGAATATCAAGCCCATCTTGATAATGAACAGGTGTTGAACTTTCCATATCTAAATAGTATCTGCAATTAATGACTCAACTAATTGGGCAGCTTGATTTGCAGCAGCGGCCTTAACTTGATTCAACATCAATGTGGTCCATCCCTTCTTTTTTTGATGTGCTATTGTAATGTTTTGAGCATTAATTGTATCTGTAACAACATCAGCAACCTCATCTGGTTCAACAGCAACACAGGTAAATTGATAAGGCTGTACATTCTTGAAACCGTCATCTTGCCCCATCTGAAAGTCCTTGATAAGTATCTGTGTTACATTATATTGCTGAAACAATATATTGTATACTTTCAAAATACCCTTGTATTGCATCAACTTTACAAACTTCGACACATCCTCATAAGGATATATATCTGGATAATTGCTTACAATTTTGCCAGTAACGGTAAAATTTATATCGCCTCCAGAAACCAATTCCTTTCTTGAATAATCACGCCCCTGCACCTTTGTAAGAATCAAGTTATTTGAACTTTGAGAACTAACATTGGCACCAAGATCACAAAATGCAATACTTCCAGGAACTTCTATTTTGGTATTGTCAAATACACTTTCAGTATTGCCCGATTCATTTGTACTTAAATTCTTAATCTTATCCCAATATGTCTGGATCTCTAAAGTCTGCGTTTTGCCATCTTCTGTAGGAATCCAAATCAGAAGACCTTCATTTGCTGCCTTACCACGATATTTAAGGACCACGCCCATCTTATTGCGTGTCTCATCATCCATCTTCTTGCCATTTTCGATTATTTTCTTAACCTCTTGACCTTGGTTCTGGAGATAAGCAGCCTTTGCTGATTTTCTGTCCATATTTCTTAGATAGCTTGGGTACAAATCATTTATTTTAGCAAATGCAGTCTGCATAAGTGTTCTCTTTGCTGCATATACATACATGCTCTCATACCCACGAGGAGAATAGAACTTTAATTGCCCATCTCTCTTCTTATAACGTGAGAGCGAAAATGCGCTGTTGAAGCCTAACTGTGAGACTCCAACAGCAACATTATATTGTAAATTTGAAAACAAACTCATTTTTATCCGATTACATTTTCGTTAAAATCTTGAACGACATCAAGCAATGCTGCCGCTAAATCTTGTTTAAGAGTAGCTACAGCAGCAGCCTTATGTTCGTTTGTCAAGTCAATTTTATCTACATTCATCAAATTGCCAATACGTACAATCACCTGCTTTGGAGCAGCCGCATTATTACTGTAATGGTTCTTGTATTTTGATTCATCTGCACCAGTATGAATACGGTTCAAAGCCTTATTTGTTCTTGGTGTCCAACGCTTTGTAGTTGTTGGAGTAACGGTTTCCTTTGTATTTTTTGGAACGTACTGCTTTCCTGTAACATCATACCAACTATAATATGGTTTACCATCTCTTAATTGCCATGTGTACATCTTACCACCAATATACATAGTTTCACCTTCCCTTGTGCCATTTTTTACACCACCAGCACCAAGCAATCCATTACCATTTGTTGCACCAGACATAATTTGCTCCCAATATCCACGATTTAAGAATCCAGCAAATATTGGCTGGTATCGTGCTGGAAGGTCAGCGAACCAAGTTGCAAGGCTTGTGAATGTTCCATTAATCAATTCTGTCACTCTGTTTATATCACCATACTTCTTTGTGTTATGAAGTTCATTTGTGATATTTTGAATCCATTCTGGCGTACCGAACAATCCAAACTTAGGATCAAACAGAATACTAAAACGATTATTAAGAACTCTTTGAACAGCAGCAGGGTCAAGTTGCTTTCCCTTGTCGAAATCTTGTTCAATATAACCCAAATCCTTGTATTGTTCAAGAATTTGCTTGACAATCAACTGCTGTGCTTTTACGAATGCTAATGAGTGCTCTATATCATACAAACTTGCACTTTGAGCTGTCTCAGAACTTACTCCAGGATCAAGTGTATGTGTATACAAACGAGGGAAATACATGTCTTTCGCCTTGTTTAAGAACACTTGTCTATCAGCCATTCCATAAGTCTTATCGACATTTTTCATCAAGTACTGTTCAAGTTTCTTGATATTCTCATGGTTTGGGTTTGAACCCATTTGTGCAAGAATCAACTGGACAGCACCCTCTTCACTAATTCCGTTACGATAGTCTGCCCATATAGCATCCTGTGAACTTTTACGCATAGGAATATTGACACCATTGAAATTTGCCATAAAGCGATTGCTAACATCGTCAAATTTCAAATATTTTCTCCAATTCTTACCTAAAAGTTGTTCTGCAATTGGTCTAAAAGACCCATCTTTTCCCCACCAGTCATCAGCCTTTGTTAATAATTTCGCATAGTTAGAGCCTTCCTTTGTTTCTGCAAATGGCGTAGTGTCTTTATTCTCTTCTTTCTTTGGGCCATTTTTTGCATCCCAATAACGATTATACAAATCTATTGAAGCTTGAAGCTTTTCTTGTTCATTCAACAAACTATTACTTGCAATACGCATATTTCCAATGAACAAATCATCAGTGCTAGCTAAATTCATTTTGTCAACACCAAATTGTCTATAACTTACTGCCCATTCATCAGTAATAGCTTTTGCTTCTTTTGTATGTATTATAGTTCTAACTATTTCTGTTGCAAGTAATCCTATACCACCAACAGCCCATGCCCACGGATTTGTCAAAAGGAACATTCCTGCTTTCCCCAATAAAGAAGCTATACTAGCATTACCTACAGCTTGTACAATTGAATTACTACCAGTCATCATAGCTCCAGTAGCAACAGTGCCACCTACCGCCCTTGCTGCACCAATTCTTGATGCCAAGCCAAATCCATGTCTTACACTAGCTAATCCAGCCAAGATACCACCACCCTTTGCAGCAGTAAAAAAATACTTAACAGCACTTCCTAAATGCAATATGCTAGCTGTAAAATTTGCTACGTTAAATAATAACTGTCCTTTAAAAACAGCTTTTATCATTATTAATGTACTCCAAATGCTTTTCAGAGAACTTGCTCCCAAACTAAGCCACATGCTCCACTTAATCCAATCCGCAATAAAGTTCTTACTCCAATTTGGCAAAGCATTCCAAACGCCCATAATAGCTTTAAACATGCTAACCATTGAATCAATAGTCTTCAAGAACAAATCCATCATGTCCTTAAGACCTTGTGCAAACTCTGGTGACTTCATAAGGGCTATCATTCGTTGCAAGAAATCTCGTATAGCATCTTGCATTTGCTCAAACCCCTGCATACCGCTCTCTGTAAATGCAGAAGTCATCTGATACCAAAGACCTTGTATAGTGTTCTTCTTCTCATCTGCCAGATTTTCAGACAAACCAATAGACTTATCTCTATTCAAATCTGTTACCTGTTTTACCTTATCTGCATTCTGAATCAAAGCCAACGCACCTGGAGCCGCAGTTACACGGAACATATTGTTAATAAGACTCTGGAAGTCACCAGCGGACAATGACTTGCGTTTCTCATTCAATTCTGAAAGAATTGTATTGAAATCACGCATATTTCCATTCTCATCCTTCACATTTATTCCAAGAGCCTTCCAAGCAGCCTTGCCCTTCTTAGTTGGGTTCATCATATTAAGGAGCATCATACGCAATGTTGTACCTGCATGTGAGCCTTGAATACCAGCATCTCCCAATACACCAAGAGCAGCAGAAGCATTCTCAAATGACATTCCAGATTGATGTGCAACTGTACCAGCATATTTAAATGACTCTGCCAAATCCCAAAGAGTTGTATTTGTCTTTGTAAATGTCATAGTCAATACATCGGCCGCATTACTCATACGCTTTGCTGGTATTTCATAACTGGTCATAATGTTAGTGGTCATATCAGCAGTAGAGCCAAGGTCAGTATCGCCAACAATAGCCAAATTTGCTATTGGACTAATTGCTTGCTGAATATCTTCAACCTTCATACCTGCCATAGCCAAGAACTTACCAGCAGAAGCTACTTGTGGTGCCGTAAACTTAGTCTCAACACCAACTTGGCGCATAATATCATTCGCCTTTGCAAACTTTTCATCAAAGTTGGCTGAAGTATCGTGAGTTCCAAGAATATTCTTTGTTGTTTGCGAAATATTATCATAAGTTGTCGCATCGTGAAATACCTTTGTAACTCCAGACATCAATGAACTCAGTCCGTATGCAACACCCATACCCTTAACCATCTCAGCAGCTACATTTGTACCTGTTGTTGCGTATGTTGGACCCAATACTTGTCGAACAGATGGGAACAAACTTCTATTTACTGGGGTTCCAGAAGATGTTCGTCTGGATGTGGTTCTTGAAGCTGATTGACCTGTTGCACTTGCGGCTCCAGCGGCACCAGCTGCCGCAGCAGAAGCGCCTGTAGAAGTTTGTGATTTTCCTTGACGTGGACCAGATGCAGTAATTGTAATATTACTCATTGACTTAACCTGCTCGATTTTAGCAATGAGCTTATCAAGAGATTCCATCGCAGTCTTTGTACGTGCCTTTGGATTGATATATCTCTTGTTAATATTATTGATACTCTGCTGTGTATCAGAGATCTTCTTCATAAGGTTAGTCAAATCAGACTGCGCAGCTCGTGTATTGACCTTATTGCCAGTAAATGATGTAGAAGCATTTTTACCATTATACACACCAGCCATAGGAGCAGACATCACCTTCTGAATTTTTCCTTGACTGATAGCATTTCCAGCAACCTTTACTTCATTAAGAAGGGCAAGTACACGAGTTAATTTTTGCTCAACTCTAGTTGTATCAACATCCATTTTGACATGGTTTCTGTTCAAAGATGCAAAAGCAGAGTTTACCTTACCTATGCTCTTTGAAACGACATCAAACCTCTTGGTCAAAGCTTCCATTTGCTGAGTAGCTTCCTGGAACTTACGAATTGATTCAAGAGCTGGTGTTGAATTGACGTTTATTTGATAATTAACTGTATAATCCATTGTTATTCTAATTTTAAAAGAATAGCTGAAGGTTGAAGTATCAAGATTAAAAAAGCCTCTTACCAAACTAGGCAAGAGGCTTCAAAATACAAAATAAATTATTTATTTACGCAAGCATTCCAAGTGCGTTCGCAGACTGTTTTATAACCATTTGCTCATGCAACCATAAAGCATCCTCTGAAAATTGAGCAAACAACTCATCGTCCAACTCGTCCACGTTTATTGCTGGAAAATAATGACGTATATATATCAGTCTTTGTCTAAAGTACTGACTGTCTTTTACTTTCCAGCGGTCGATAAATTTACCAGCTTGCTCTGGCGCAACTCAATGATTCTGCCCAACTGAGGCATGGTGCCATAAATAAATAATGAATCGTCCTTAACCAACTCCTTGTCACCATCAACAAAGCAGTCCTTAGCAAGTTGGCGCATAGCACCTGCCTGGTCCTTCTGTGAGAGTGAAAGGTATGTACTGAATGCGGTAAAAGGAGGCTGCTTGAAATAAGCTACATAATAAGGCTTCTCGCCAAACTCCTCATCACCAATAACCATGATTGGGAACACACGCTTCAGCTTAGGGTCAGCCTCACGAAGTTCCTTTACTTTTGCCACAATCTCTTTCTGGAGCTTCTCATCCTCCATGTAATTTACATTTGCTGTATCAGTCATAACTTAAATATAATATTGTTTTTTATTTATGAATAGTGAGTTTAAAAGTTAACAGGTTTGAAAAAAGGGAAGAAATCTTTCGATTCTTCCCTTAAAACACATTATATTGAAGTTACAGCCATGAACTAGTACCTTCTCCTGTGATAATATCAAAAGGATTCAAGTCGTACTCCTTTGTGATATTAGTATCATCTTGCTTACTCTCAAAGCCATCCTCATTGAAAAGACAACCCTTCAGAGTTACGGTCTCAGCTTGCCAATCCTCACCAGCGTATGCGTTTGTAAATGAAATAATCAAGTCAAACTCGCCCAAGTCCATAAGAGAACCAGCCAATGCTCGAAGCTGGGAAACGGTGTTATAGTCCATTGTGATTGATGCTGTACATGTCTTGTTACCAAAACCACGGTTTACAGGATCACCACCTCGTCCATAATTAGTCTCCACCTTACGCTTCTTATTCCACTTGATTCCAGAGATACCCTGCATGATAGTAGAGTCCTCAGAAATATCAAGAGCTGGAATTGAGACACGAATCATTGACCAACTGTAGGCCACATTATTAATTACTACCATGTGTCAATTACTTATTTGTTAAAGCAAGGCCCTCAACAACGTCAATCTCGTTAGCCTCACCTACAGGAACGATTGAAAATTTGATAATCAGTGTATCGCTCTTTAATACATTCTGAGTCTTATCAATTGTAACTGCGTAACCACTAATCTCCTCGTTAGTCTGCATGGTCTTAAGAATATCTCCAACGAGATTCTGGAACATGGTAATCTTTGCAGAAGACAAATATCCAGTGCTAGGATCAACCTTCAAAGGAGAATGTACATAAGGCAAAAGAGCATTGCGAACAGCACGCCTTGCCTTGTTTATGGTACGGTTGCGTGCAATAGTACGGTAGTCACCGTTTGAACAAGTTTGATTACCACTGAGGTAAACTCCATTTTCCTTTCCTTGATACTTGCACAAGAAAATATAGCCCTTATCAACAAGGCCATCTACCTGCATCTTATTCAAAGAAGAATACTTCAGAGAACTTGTAAGCTTACCATCTGTACCGAGTGCAGAATTGCCAAAACCAAGCTCTATGTCTGGGAAGTAACCGATAAGGTTGAACTTGTTGACCCAGGCAATAGACTCTTCTACAGAAGCATCTGCAAGGCATCCAAGAGCAGCACCAATTACACCTACTGGAGTAAGATTCTCTGTATTCTTGATCTGCATATTTGTTACATCTGTGTCGAGACCTTGGCTGATAAGAACACTTACATAACGTTCACTATTGATACAAGAAGGAATCTTGTTCAAATCAATGGTCTTTACGTTATCTGCGGTGCCAGATACATAAGAAGTGTTTGCACTCAGCAAAATAGACAAAGGAGAATTTTCATCAGCAAGAGCCTTTGCTTTTGAATTCAAGTCTGTCACCAAATCCAATGTATAACTTGAAGCACCTGTGTCTGTCTGCTTCCAAAGAGGCTGGTCCGTCCAAACACCAAGCTGGTTAATCATACCGTGAGCGGCACGCTGCATTTGTGTGATTGCATCCCAGTTGTTTGAACAATCAGCAAACATGATAAACAAACGACCATTCTCACCCTGTATCTTGAAGAAATGGTCAATATGATAATAAGGAATGCCATAAAGCAAATCCTTTGAACTGTCACCAGAATACTTTGTAATACCGAGTTCGGCCAAATCGTCCATAGAGTTAATCTCTATAACATTGCCCTGCAATTTATTTTTAACAGCAAGACCAGCACCAGCAGTAAAGAACTTAGGCTGCTTTGAAATATCAAACAGCAAACCAGTGACTTTCTCAGTTGAGGTTGTTGAGCTGGTTCCAATGTTACCATCGGTATCGCTCATAAAAACACCACCTAAAGGCATATCTTTGATTGATTAATATTAATTGTAGTATGGATTTTTGTAAAGAATAGCACCACCAATAATAGATGGTTGGGGGTCCTTTGTATAAACACAGCCAGTACTATCTACATACAATTCATCGTATTGACAAAACTTCTTCAAGACTGCATCAACTGACGCTGGAACTTCTGGAGTTGCCTGGCTTTCTGATTTAGAACCACGCTTTGAAGTCTTCTTCTCCTTCTTTTCCTCTGGAGCAGGATCTTGTGGAAGTTTGTCATCATTTGTATTCGTGTCCACATTCTCAGTTACAACATCTTCTGGATTTGCATCAACTGACGCTGGAACTTCTGGAGTTGTTTCTGGGGCTGTGTCAACGTTTTTAATTTCATCGGCACTCTCTGGCACCTCTTTATTCTTTAATCTAGCCATAACTTGTGTAAAATCTAAAAAAGGGAATGGAGTCAAGCCCCACTCCCTTTAAAATATATTTTGAAGTATCTAAGTTGGTATTACTCAGTAGCCTTGTAAGCTGTCCAAACAGTAATCTCCTTTGGACGAACAATGTTTACGTCCATCTTCATACGCATCTGGAAGAAGTAAAGCTCACTGTTGGCCTGCAAACGCTCAACCTTAACAACCTCTGAGTCATTAGCGTAATCAACACCCATCCAAAGGTTAGAGTCCATACCAGTAGAGAATACACCCAAAACGATAGTGTGCTCTGGAACGCCTACGATAGGGATGATTCGCTTACCCTTGAAACGATACTCATTAATCTTGGTGTTGTCTGAGTACTTAACTTGCTTGTCGTTGAGATATTGATCGTACAAATCCCAAACATCCCAACCAGTTACAAAAACGAGGTTAGAATTCTTACGTACAGCCTTTGGACACTTACGCCACATGGCACGAAGAGCAGCCTCTACTTGTTCACCAGTGGTAAGCTCTGTATTACCAGCGATAATACACTGGCCACCAGCCTTATCCTCTGCTGTTGCGTCGGTCTTGGTATTGTCAATAATACGCTTAATGGCACCATCGAAATACTTCATCGGACCACCAGCATTGTCGCCACCAATATCTGTACCGTCAGTAGGAGTTGTAATCTTAGCAGCCGCCTTGCCACCCTTTGCAGAGCACCAGATAGACTCACCGATATACTCGTTCTTCTTCTCAATCAAAAGGCGAAGCATAGTGGCTTGCAGCTTTGGATCAAGGTCACGGAACACAAGATTACCATTTGGCTGTGCGAATTTCCAATACTTCTCGTAATCACGAGGATTAAACTCAAGGTAAACCATGAAATCCTTTGGCTCCAAATAACGCTCATTGAACGTATATTGATTCAAGCCACCCTCTGTACCAGCACCAGCACCCTGGGTAGTTGGTGTAGGTACATTGTCCTGGATGATTTTACCCAACTCAACAGAAGGAATCGCATACTTATACTGAATACCAGACTTAATATGGATAAGACCTTCCTTATATGTATCATTACCTTGCGCTGTATAGGTTAACAAGTCTTCAAGGACCTCACCACTATAGGTATTTTGCGCAAAATTTACTGAACTTGGCATATATTATTTATAATGTTTTTAGTCAAGTGTATTAAATTGAAAATCTGGGGCAATTCGTGCCTCAATTTCAGCTTGCAGCTTTTTCTGTGCCTCTGTCAAGTTATCCTTGGCATTGTCAATATTAGCTGGATCAGTTGCAATTTCCTCTGAAATCTTCTCACGACCTGTGATAGAATCCAAAGTTGCCTTTACGGTTTCAAGATTCGAGTGAGCCATCTCAACCCACTGCTCCTTTGACTCTGGCTTAATCTTTCCAGCCTTCACAGCTGCATCAATAAGCGACTCAATTTCAGCATCCTTTGCCGCACTCTCTGCGTCCTGGTATACTTTCAACTGATTTTTAACAGAAGCCAACTCTTCATTCTTGTTATTCAGTTCTGTCTCAACACCAGCCTTCTCAATCTTTAACGCATCATAAGAAGCCTGTACTGTCTTCAACTGTTCCTTTGCATTCTTCAGTTCTGTGAGCTGATTTACAACATCAGCAACCTCAGAATCCTTTGGCAAACCAAGTTGAGCACAAACAGAACCAAAAGCGAATACATCTTGTTCTTTATTCATTTCTTGAGAATTTTGTTTTTCGTTCTGATTTTGATTAGGAATAGAACCATTATTTTCTTGTGGTTTAATTTCACCTGCTTCAGCGCAAATATCAATCATCATTTTTTGTATTGCAACAGCATCTGTCAAGCCTTTCATCTGGTTCTTTACCTTTGAACAAACTTGTTTAGAAGTTTTCAATATATTTTCTGCTGGAATGATACCTGCATCAACTGCTTGTTGAGCATCAAAATAGGTTCCATCACATCCTTCATCACCATCCATTATTGCCTGTACCTTTTCTTTTGACAGACCAAAACGCTTACGATAAATTGTTTCAATCTGCTTTCTAAAAGCGTTCACCGTCTGTTGCGTATCTGGATCCATATTGTCCTTGTTTCCACTACGCAAAAATGGATTGTGAATCATCAAGATAGAATAGTCACGCATATACGCCTTGCTTCCAGCGGCCCATAAAACAGAAGCCATCGAAGCAGCCAAACCATCAATAACAGTTTCTACAGGTATCTTACTTTCCAGAAGAATACTGAATGTACTCATTCCATACAAAACGCTTCCACCTTCACTGTTAATACAAACAATAATCTTAGAAGGCTTAATGTAATCGTGGAGCCACAAAAACTCGTCATTGAATTGCCGTGTACTACAATCATCTATTCTGCCATAGAAGCGCATAATAGCAGGTTGATCTTTATGCGCTTCTCCTACGACATATTTTAATTCTTCGCTATTCATTTCCGATTTTTTCAAAGAATAGAATGTATTTTTTTAGATAGTTGTATTATTCACCTGTATTATCATCAATATCTCCATCACCTTCACCACCTGTATCAACATGTGGCTCAAATTTTGCAACATCTTCAAACTTAGGTATTTGATGATCACCATGATTATCTTGATCGTGTTCTGGAGCATCGGAATGGTTCGTGTATGGTGGCATTACTAAATATCTATCAACCCAATTTCGATATTGGAATGAAGAACTTGTTCTAAACCATATTTCATAATCTATCCAGTATGGTTGCAAGCCATTGTCAAGAGATTCTGGCATATCAAAATACTGAAGATTGCATCTCTCATTCAGTGCAGATTCATGGTCTTTTGCATCCTGGATGGCATCATTGACACGTTGAAAAACATTAAATCCCTGCAACTCAACATCATCATCACTATTATTCAAATTATTGAGAACAAATCTTATTCTCATTGTTGCACGCCCTTCACCAATTCGTTGCTGTGCAACTAAGAACCTAACATTTACAAATCTGACAAATGCTGCTGGGAAGGCTACTGCATATTCAGTGTTCCCCTTAGAGCGAATAATACGCTCAAACTGACCGTTATCTATTTTTACCGTCTTAAACAATCTATCAGAATTGTCATCGTTTGGGTCAATACGAATAGATTCCAAGACTCTTTTAACAGCCTTATATACATTGATTATAGGGTTATCTTGAATCTCTTCTTGCGTTGTTTCATCTGGAATTTCTGGAGTTTCAACTTTTTTATCTTCATCTGGCTTCTTGTGCTTATCAACCAAACGAGTTGGAACAATTAATGGGTTCTTTATATCGTTCATTTCGGAAATCCATCAAAAATACGAATACTATAAGATTGTAATTTATCATTTAACACTGTAGAATATCCAATAAACTGTCTTTGAATACTTCTTACACCTGTGTTTCCATAAGTGTGCGAGCCACTTGGGTCATTGTGAACAGCAGCATAACAAAAGTTTCTTCCATATTGCCTTTTACTATGTTTAAAAGCAAATGGATCAGTATAAATGGAAACGCCACGCTTATTACCAGTCCCCTTAAAATGCTTCCATACTATTGAGTTCTTCAGATTTCCAGTTTCTTCAAGTAATGGGTGTCGTTTTTTATCTCGTCTAGGTTGCCAAGCAAAAGAACTTGCAGAATTAAAACGTCTTAAATAAAAAGACTGCTTGAAAATATGCTTGGCTGCATCACCCATTATAGTTTCAAAGTTAAACACATTAACCTCAAACTTATTAGGTAATACAGCCCACTGCATCATTAATTGCTTTGGAGTTATTACTTGTCCAGCCATTTTTCCTTTATTGATTTTGAAATAGATTTCAACTTTCTTTTATAACCTTTTGGTATCTGGAAATATGGATGCTGTGCTCCAAATATTTTTCCTCCCTTGCATACACTATCAGAGAAAATAGGGTTTATGAAATCTGGCTTATCTACAATTTTAGACTCTATATTTGCCAAGTCTTTATGATTCAGAACATCATCGCCTTCTTCTATCAAGAAGCATCTACATCCATAGTCTATAGGTGGAATAAGCCATGCTGGGAAGGATGACTTCGGATAGCTTGTTCCCTCCAATGCAAGATGCCAAGGCCTAACACGTTCATCTCCCTGTGTCATATATGTTAAAATTGTAGACTCGTTGTACTTAACCCATCCAGCAGCTATACCCATAGCATAATTAACATCGTCATTTTCAACATTAGCATAAATATGATTGTATAAATAACAAATGTCTTCACAATTTTCCTCGTTCTCTTCATCTTCAGAATCATAAATTTTAGACACCTTATAGGCCATCTGGAATTCTTCTGCTACAGCAAAGTCTATAATATTATCTAACGCTGCAAGCAATATTTTTCGACTTTCCTTGTCCTGTGAAGTCAAACCATTGTTTTTGCTGCGAACCAAATCCATTGCATCTTCAAGGCTTAAATTAAAACCCTGCAACGCATGATTTACCATAAATTCAATACGCATATCAATGATTGCTTGAAGCAATTCCCATCTATCAGTTTCATTCTGATACTTCTCTAAGAACTTTTTGAAAATTGATAAGATAGCATTATATTCTGCCATATCATCGGCATTATCTTTGGAAGAGGAAACGCTACCAACTATTCCTCTTCCTCGAAAAAATTTTCAACGTTCTTTTTCTCCCCTCGTTTATGGCCATAGCGTCTAAAATATTCCTCGTCAGACATGATTCTTCTATCATGTGGAGATTCACCACCAGTTGGTGTCGCTGGGCCACCGTTAATGCCATTTGTGTTATTAAACTGCTCACCAACAACTATACCAAACTCTTTTTCGATTTCGTCTGGTGACACTACATATTTATTCGTTAAAAAGTCATACAAAGAAATCTTATCTTTGTTATTCATCTCTACACGATTTGAATACTTAAATTCAAGACCTGGTGAAATATAACCCATTGCAACAAGTCTAGGAATAATCTCTTCATTCATCATGTTTTCAATGAAATCACGATAAGCCTCAATGCGCTCTCTAAAAATATCCTGGTGGGCAGACGTAGAACCTACGTATGATTGTGTTTCACCAGACATGGTTTCAGAACCAACAATAAGGTTAGAGACTTCCTTGTTAACAAAATCAATAAGACTTGTGTAAATATGCTCAGAATTTGACATCGTAAATGTCTTAACATCAACAGAATCATTGAGTCCTGTTACTATAATTTTATTCTGAGCTGCATTCGCTATATTTTGCGCAAGTCTTTGTCTATCTTGTATACTCTCAGAGTCAGTCTTTCCATGAATGATTGGTTGACCATAAGTATGAGAGAAGTTTACATAATTTGCAACAGTAAATTTCTTTGCAAGAATCAATGGTGTAGTTGCAGAAAACAAGCCCAAGTCTCCAGTGTTAATTAACACATAATTGGTTGAATACGCTTGTGTATTCAAATCCCATCCTGGAGACCACTGCCCTTGTCGTTTGACAACACGGCATTGGTTTGCAAGTACATTTCTACGTTCTATAATATTAACCTCTTTAAGCTTTCCTGTTCTAGGGTTAATATCTGGCATTATTTCTAGCAAGGTATATCCATACCATTTAGCTTCAACAATACCTTGAATGATTTTTGTGAACTGAGAACCTTGTATTTTTCTTGTCTCTTCCACATCTTTTATATACTTACCACGATCATTTTGTCGAGCAAGCATATAACGCTCACCTATAATTTGTGACTTAACGGTTTCAAGCACACCATGAAGATGAGCATCTTGTTGAACACATGCCTCATAAAGATCCATCAGCGGGCCTCTATCATCCAAAACAACACCTCTAGAAACGTCAGATTGAACAGTTTTATATCTGCAATGTCTGTCTATTTCTCGAACATATTCTTGAATGGTCTTCTTGCTTGTTCTAAAAATACTCTCCAGGTATGTGCCATGAAACGTTGCCGCAGTACCGATATTATCCATATATTTAGAGTTTTTCAAAGAATAGTTTTATCGACTTTTTAATGTTGGACTATATTTTACCTATATAATATTATAACAACTCATATATAAATAATCAAAATTATAGGAATATCAACACAACACCCTTGTTTACAAGCGTTTTTTGTATTATTATATGTTAAAATGATATTTTTATTTTGCCATTTCAAATATTATATATATCTTTGCACCGATAATTTCATTGTTTAATCAAAATTCAAGTAAAATGAGTAAGGAAACAGAATTTTACAGAATCAAAATGACCTACCAGGGAGAGAAAGAAGACGGTGGTATCGACACCATTAAGTCTGAGGACCTGGTAATGGCATCTAATTACACAGATGCAGAAAAAACTGCATTCAAGTTGATGGAAGACAAGGCTATTGACGATATGTCAACGGTTAAGTACGAAATCCTCAAGACAAAGATTGCAGATGTGATTTACAACAACACATTCGTTACTGACACAGAATTGGTTGGTGGTTTGTTTGTTTATTACTTTGAAGAAAGTGATAAAACAGAGGTTGGACTCTATTCAGTTCAAGTAAACTACATTGAACTGAAAGAAAATGGAAAGGAGAAGCGTAGCACAGAAACGCTTTATATTCCTGCAACAACACCACAAGAGGCAGCATCGCTCATTTCAAAGCATTTGAAGCATGTTGGCGAGACACGTGATTGGGTCATCAGAAATGTCAAATACGACAAGGCTCAGTCTGTTCTTGTAACCAAGAGCAAACACGAAAAGGACGTTGCATAATGACATCTCCAATGGGGACTGGAAGAACTGTACAAACAACATGTACTGAAGTATCTATTCCAGAATTCCCAAAACTCCTTTTTGGAACACACAGTGATGGTAGCAGATTCTTTGATGCTACTGAATATTTTACATCTAAAGACCCATCAAAGGAATTAACTGTTGAGGACTTCTTTGTAAAGTTCAATTTTCAGATTCAAGCAATTGCTAAAACTTACAATCTAAAATCTGAAGATTTTGTTCTCATTAATAAAAATGGGCACCAATTGATTAACGGAGCTTTTTGCTATCCGTTCCTATCTTATGTCGATCCGCAATTCTGCGCTTACATGAATGAAGTCATGGATGAATTATTTACAAGAGGATTCGTGATGTCAGATACACAAATCATATCTCTTGCAAAAGAACGAATCACGCCAGAATTAGCAAAACAAATATGGAATGGCTAATGTTCAATGGCATAAGGCAAAATCTATTTTAATTTTCAATAATCGAAAGGTTCTGGTGGCTATTACAGCTTCATTGAATGAAACTGCAAGAATATCAGACATAAAGCCAAGCAACATCTCAAACGCATGTCTTGGGAAAATCATGTCGTGCGGCAAATATTACTTTCGATATTTCCATGATAATGTTGAAATAGACTTGTCAGATGTCGGCACACTTAAATTAGAAGAATATGACAAATTATGTGGTGTAAAAAGAAGAGTATACACCAACATCGCAATGAATCGAAAGAATTGGAAATATAATAAAAACAAAGAAAATGACAACAGAAGTAAAAAACAATCAGTTGAAGGTAAAGGTGATTAACAAGTCTAAGCACAAGCTTCCAGCATACTCAACACCTCAAAGTGCTGGTATGGATCTGCGTGCTAATATAGACAAGTCGCTTACACTTCACCCAATGGAGCGAAAGCTCATTTCTACAGGTATTTACATGGCACTGCCAGTTGGTTATGAGGCCCAGATTCGTCCTCGCAGCGGTCTCGCATTGAAGCATGGTATCACCGTACTTAACACTCCAGGGACAGTTGATGCAGACTATCGTGGAGAAGTTATGGTTCTTCTTGTAAACCTCTCGCAAGAAGACTTTATCGTTAACGATGGTGAGAGAATTGCTCAAATGGTCATTGCCAAACACGAGCAAGCTGATTTCGTAGAAGTTACAGAACTTGACGAAACAGATCGTGGTAATGGTGGATATGGTCATACTGGAGTTAAATAATTGAGTCGTGTGCGTCTTATTAGGCGCACACATATTTATAACACTATTATGGCAAAACCTGTTAGAGCCGACCATCCAGAAGTTATCAAATTAGAATACAACGCAAGATTCATCAGATTTCGACTTATCGAAAGAACAGTGTATATCAATGTATATGATGTTAAAAAACTGTTCAGATGTAGCTATATTCCGTATGAAGAACTAAACGTTAGATGTAATTCATACGTAAGAATTGTATTCTTCAAAGATGGTGGCACACTTCAAGCAATTGAAAGCTTTGATTTACCAACATTATGCAGACTTGGAAATCATGGCATTATATCTAAAGAAAATCAGAAAGCAATCGACTGGATTGTCGAAACTTGCAAAAAGATACAATCAAACAATATGAACCATAAAAATACAACACAAATTGTAGCAACTGGCACTTCTGAGCTAATTCATATCTCAGAAGAGAATGGTAAACGTGCTGTTAGCGCACGTGAGTTACACAATTTTCTTGGCGTTGGAAAGGACTTCTCTAACTGGATTAAAGACAGAATCAAGAAGTACGGATTCGTTGAAAATCAAGACTTTGAGGTTTTCGCCAAATTTGGCGAAAACCCTAATGGAGGAAGGCCTTCAACAGAATATGCCTTGTCAATTGATATGGCAAAAGAGCTTTCAATGGTTGAGAACAACGAGCGTGGTAAACAAGCTCGTAGATACTTCATCGAATGCGAAAAGCGTTTGCGTGAGGGTAATGTTCCTTCTTACCAAATCGAAGATCCTGTAAAGCGTGCAGAGAAATGGATAGAGGAACACAAGCAACTCCAGTTAGCGCAACAGGAAAATGTAGCACTTCAGCAAGACAACACCCACAAGACCAAAGTTATAGAAACATTGGTTAAGGATATTAGCCTTGCAGATATGCGTCAACGCATCAACGAAATTATCAGAAAGAATGGTGTAGCAAAAATAAAGGATTCTTTTCACCGTCTTTACACAGAGTTCAATGCCAAATATCACATTAATGTATTTACTCGCATGAATAATGTCACATACAAAGGCAATGCGATGGACTACATTGAAAAGGAGCTTGATATGATGCCACAGCTTTACGACCTTGCTTGTAAGCTATTCGAGAACTCTTACAACGACATTATGGATTCCTGGGGCAAATCAGCTAAACGTGCTGACAGAAACAGAAATATTTCCACCAGACAACAACTTTTGAATTAATATGGGAACAGAATATAATATACAAAATATTACAGTAGATTGCCTTCTTGAAATGATCAAGAAGCAGAATACTGCTTATCGTGCTGGCACCCCTATAGTTACGGATGCAGTGTACGATGCTGAGATCGAGAAACTGAAAGAACTCGACCCAGAGAATGAGTGGTTCAAACATGTAGAACCATCTCCAGTGTCAACTTCAAGAAAGAGAAAGCTTCCTCTTCCTATGAAATCATTGAATAAGGTCAAAGACATCAATGAACTGAAAAAGTGGTTTTCTTCTCTTGGATTACATGCCGACACAGAACTGATACTTATGCCAAAATTTGATGGCCTATCTCTTCTCCACAATGAACAAACTGGTGAAGCATGGTCTCGTGGTGGAGCAGAAAACGAAGGTCAAGACTGTACAGCACACTGTATTGCTGCCAACATTGTCTCTGACACCAGATATTTATTCACTTATGGTGAATTTGTCATTACTCGTGAAAACTGGAGACAGAACTTTGAAGGTAAGCGTTCGGAATACACTGGAGACATTTATAAATCTCCTCGTAACACAGCTGCTGGCTTCCTAAACAGAGATGAGCCTTGTAAGGAAATCGCTCACGCATCATTCTTCCGATACGGAATGGACAACAGTACACTCAACTCGTTTGAGACTTTTGGAGAGGCCATTACAGCAATCTGTATGGATTATCAACAGCCACATTTGCACAAGAAAGTAAAAACTAAAGATGTTACAGAAGAAATGCTTCTGTCTCTCTTTAAAGAATGGTCTGTTATGTACCCTATTGATGGAATTGTTGTATATATCAACAAGCTTTCTATATGGAATTCCATCGGAAGACATCAGACAACTGGAAATCCTTTGTACGCAATAGCATACAAGCACCCAGACTTTACAGAATCATTTGAAACTACCGTAAAAGGAATCACATGGAAAGCAAGTAAATCTGGTGCGTTAAAGCCTGTTGTGAACATCGAAATGGTAAACACTGGTGATTGTAACATGGAAAATCCTACTGGGTACAATGCTGGATGGATTAACGATCACGAAATTGCCAAAGGAGCAAAAATTCTTGTGACCAGATCTGGAGGAGTAATACCAAAAATCATCGAAACTCTTCAGCCAGCAACAACAGAAGAGCAAGAAAGATTATGGGATGAACTTGCAGAATGTCCTCACTGCGGATTTCCAACTTCATGGAACAGCAATGGAATAGAGCTGTGTTGTACAAGTCCATTGTGCCAGGGAATTCAGCTTGCAAAAATTGTATTCTTCTACACACAATGCGGTGCCGAAAATATGGGTGAAGAAACAATTGCAAAAATCCAGAACATAGGCAAAACTACCGTACATGATTTCTTAACCGTGACAGCAAAAGAACTGTTAGGAATTGATGGGTTTGGTGATGGGATTGCAAGTATTGTTTTGGAGAACAACAAAAAACTCCTTGAAGGAATAGAACTTCCAACACTCATGCAAGCAAGCGATTGCTTTACAGGAATCGGAAAAGTGAAGGCACAGAAGATTCTTGACAAGTTGTCAGAAAGCGATGACTACGACAAATTCTTCAGAATGGAATATATACCACCTCAGAAAGGTGATAAAGTATATGCAAATGCGTCTAAGACATTCCAGTCCTTCTACGATGGAGTAATACCGTTCTATCATTTCGTCAAGGCTTCTGGTCTCACATTCTTGGCACCAAAAGAAGATGAAGTTAACAAAGACGGAACTTGTGTTAGCATGAAAGTATGTGTATCTGGATTCCGTGATGCAGAACTGGAAGTATTCATCAAACACGAAGGTGGGGAAACATGCAGTTCTGTATCAAAGAAGACAACACATCTTGTTGTAAAAGACAAAACCGCTACGTCATCCAAAATAATAAAAGCAGAGTCTTTGGGAGTGGCAATATTAGATATTGATGAATTTAAAGAATTGGTAAAATACAGCTCGTAACTCACACGTTTACATTAATTTGTGTTAAAATATCGTGTCAAATTGATATTAATCGTGTCGAATCGTGTCGAATTCAAAAATATTTTGTATCTTTGCATCGTAATTATTAAAAGATACGATTATGGCAAAAAAGAATCAATTGACAAAGAGCGATTATTTACCAATGTCTGAGTTCAAGAAGTTATTAAAAGAACTTCATAAGGATAAGAAATACATCTGGGAACTTTACGCTCGTTTATCTTTCTGTACAGCGTTAAGGTGCTCAGATGTATTGTCATTAACATGGCATGACATCTGGAACCGTTGCTCGCTTACAGTAACGGAAAAGAAGACTGGTAAAACCAGAAAGATTCCGTTCAACTTACAGACACAAGAAAGAATTGATGAAGCTTACTTGTTGATGAAAAGACCAAACCCTAACGAGTTGATTTTCTACAACAAGAAAACAAGAAAACCATTTACAATACAATACATCAACCAAATGGCAAAAAGATGGAAGGAAAAGTATAATTTAAACATTGATCACTTCTCTACCCATACTTTCAGAAAGACATTCGGAAGATATGTATATGATACAAGCAAAGACAAATCTGAAGCTTTGATTCTTGTCAATAGCATATTGAATCACTCAACAATTGACGTAACAAAGGTATACATCGGCTTGCGTCAAGATGAAGTAAATTCTGTCTTCAATTCTATAAACCTGTAGGTTTATTCAAACAACATACAACTGATTAGCACTCGTATCTAATATAAGTGCTCCCATCTATTTTCTATTTTTAATACAATTGATTTATGTGTAAAGAAAATAAGGGGGCACTGGGCCTTAACAAATTCCCCCTTCCTTACAACTGCAAACTGTGTGGAAATCAAGAAAACCCAGATGATTTCTGCGACAAAAACAATCATGTCGTTGAAACGATGCTAAAACAACATGTATGCTTCAACTGCGCATTTTGGATGAACATCGCCAATTCACAGGCACCGCCAGGACAAATAATTATTGGCCACACGTATTACATAGCACATCCTTATGTTAAGCGACCAATGAACCGTATAAAAGGAAATAACGGGAAGGAAATATACATAAGAATGTTCAACGGTGAACTTATCAAATCAAACAACGTGTGGTGCAAGGGTGAAATACCAGAACAGTTTAGGGAACAGCTTCCAGACACAGCAAATTTCCTATCTTTAATGACATTCCAGAAACTTGCAAACAATAATCACAAATGTTATGCAAGAGGATGCTGGAACCGATACCATTGTGTAAGGTACAATATGGACTGCGAAAAAGACGGACCATTCAATACAGTACCTCAATCATACATTATCGGAAGTGATGAATGTCCATCTTTTATTAACAAAACAGAATTAAAAGACACCATACAATGGTAATATATTGTATTATTTCTGTATTTATAATTCTCATATTTGCAATAGTCATATACAAGATTCATGCACTAAATAAGTTTTACAAAGAGCAATCAACACTCATGCAAGAAGAGATTGAATATATATTAAAGTTTATTCTCTTCCAAACAAATGCACATGAATTTGAACTTTGGGGACTTCGCAACGAATTTGTTGATAAAATGAACAAACTTGCAAAAGAAGAAAAATACGAACAGGCAGCTTCTTACAAAGAAGCAGCTATAGGAATACAAGAAACTCTAAAGTATTGCAGAGAGAATTTGACAAAACCTCAAAAGAAAGGATAATTATGCAACAAGAACAATTTACAAAAATAATAAATGAACGATACAAAACTTTAGATGTAAAAAGTCTAAAGAACAGTACACCTGTAAGTGTCGTTCACAAAATGGCAAACAAGCCTGGTGCCACAACAGCTGACATAGAAATCTGTGCAATGATAACTGCCATGTTTTGCTGGGACCACGATCCCAAAAAGACAATTGAGACTGCAACAGGATTTATGGATATGGCAAACTGGGATATTGCAGAATACGTTAAGTACGGTGACTTCTACGACATCCCAGACAACAAGGTGTTTTCAAGAATGTTAAAGGCTGAAAGCATAAAATCAGTCCTACATAATCTCAGACAAATATACTCTACAAGAAAGAGTATGAAGGAAACAATTGACAATACACTCACAAGTAGTATGTATGGGGATGGGAAGGCGTTCAAGGTTCTTTTGTACGACTTGACAAAGATTTATGAACCAGCAAGAATGGGCAGTCCAGAAAGAAATTCTGCATGCAGTAGAATAAACAATCTATTGCGCTGGATGGTCCGAAGTAATGATATTGACCTAGGAGTATGGCAAACAAATACAATACAGCCATCAATGCTGAAGGCCATATTAGATTGCAAAGTAGCAACAATGGTGGCAACTAGCAATTTCATAGATAATTCTCCATGTTCGTGGAAGGCGGTTGAAGAACTGACATATAAAATGAAAATGGTGGACCAAGAAGATCCACTAAAATGTGACGTAGTTTTAAGATCAATGAATTCATTATGGATAAAATAATAGTTATTATAGCATTTACATTCCTACTAGCATGTATTGTAGGACTATTGAAAGTGATGATACAAAAAGAGGCATGTAACAAATGCCCATTTAAGAACAAATGTCGTTATATGGAAGGAACGACTGGATATAACGTGTGTGACAATTATAACATGATATATGGTAATCACAGATTGTAACAAATGCCCATCTCGTAACGTATGTAGCGTCATCAAAACTGGAGAATGGGATAAGTGTACAATGGTTCAGCACCATTGGGACGAAAGAGGATTCGAACTGTTCAAGGTGGTGCTTCCAGCCATCATACAAACAGAAAAAGGAATGCCTCTTTCAGAGCAGGTCAGCCTCGCACAAGAAGCTACATCTATAGCAATTGATCAACTTAAGAATAATCCTAAATGGTAGATATAACAACAGTAAACAGAGTCACCAAGCAAGAGATGAAGGAATATCTGGAGGCCCACATGCCTTATGAGATCAACAATCAAATGCTTGGCAGACTCGCCAAATGTTTTGGATTTACATTGAAGAGACAAATGGTTAACGGAAAGATTATTAGTTTTTACGCTAAAATTCAAACAATATGATTACGACATTAAATATACCTGGAGGTATTTCTCCAATTCCAAATGCGTATGTGGGTTTTCTCTCAGATACAGCAATTACTGTACTTTCTAAAATCATGGAAGCATGGTATGAGAGCCAAGACAACAATACCTGGATGAAAATCTCCAGTTCTAAGATTGCAGACAGCTTGGCAAAAAGCAAGAACTCTATTTCAGCAAAGGTAGATGAATTGGTTTCTCTGGGAATCATTGAATCAAAATCAGCAAACGGAAGAGCAAAATTATTCAGAGTCAACTGGAAGGAAATTGCATTTGACTCTGAGTTAATATCATCGCTTGATCAAAGCGGAAAGAACCAGCTCTGGAACGCTTGTTATGCAAATTCAGATGGCATTACTCCTATCTCATCTATAGAAGAAAGCGTGATTGCTCAAATTTTGGATCAGTATTCCAAACCATCTCAATTTTTGAACAACACCCAGGAAAACCTACTCAAAATTTGCGCAATTGGATATAAAGCTACTCAAAATTTGGGATGGTTTTCAAAAACCTGCGCAAATTTTGAGTCGGTTCCAAATGAACCATCCCAAATTTTGAGTCGGTTGTACACACCGTTATCGGACGAAGCAACGCAAAATTTGAGATGGTTTACAAAAACCATCCCAAAAAATGAGTCGGTTCCAAATGAACCATCCCAAATTTTGAGTCGGTTAGATAAAACCATCCCAAATTTTGAGTCGGTTACTGAGAATGGTACACAAAAAAGCGGTGATTTCATAGTAAAATGGTCAAAAAATGACACAACTATCAACATCCATGTGTCTGAAGCACTCCAAGATGCCCTGTTCGACATCGGTTTGGACAACGTGCGCATAAAGCTTCGCTCTGATGCTGGGTGTATTGCCGTGTTCCAGCAAAAGAAAGAAAAACAAGAAGAACAAGACGGAAAAGAAACAAAGAAAGAAAAGAATCTTCCCCCATACCCCTATCTTATAAAAGAAATAAATAAAGAAAAGGGAGAACAAGAAGAAAAAAAAGAAAAAAAACTCATGGCGAGCGCAGCTCGCCCTAATAAAGGGGGAAAAGACGAAAACGTTTTGGAAAACGATTCGTTTTTAGATTCTGGTTTGGATTCGTTTTTGGAAGGCCGCTCTAACGAGCAACCTTCACGTGTTTTTTCTGTTTTACGTTCTTGGGCCGAAGATCGTTCTTGTGAAGGGTTCGAATATCTTCCAGGTTATGAATTAAATAATATCTTGAACGATCCAGAACTTTACGATTCGGATTACGATATAGTTCTCAGAAATACTTGGAACGATATTCAAGGTCTGTACAGGGATTCGGTTGAGGATTCTCCAGGTTCTGAAAAAATATTGGTTCCAGTTCAAATCTTCAAGACCATGCTTTACCGTGTCTTGGAAGAACAGTACGAAATCAATTCCCAGTTCAAGGTTACAGAACAGGATGCCAAGAACATTTTTGGATTCGAGCTGACAGAACAGGATGGGGAGCCATATTACATAATCGACCCAGATGAGATTCGAGACATCAACAAACCGATTGTCATCAAACCTCAGTTAAAGTCTAGAAACGTTTTTGACCATGCTAGCGAGCGTGTCAAGAAGTTGGTTTATTCAGAGTGTATGGCAGAAGTTCCAGAACAGGATTTCACACGTGCCGAGAAAGCTATACGCTACATGACGAATTACGTTGAGGAACGTGCAAGAAACAAGACTCCAAGAGCAGAGGAAATGACACCTATGCAGTTTCCGTCATTCTTGGAATCTGTTTCGAAATACAGCAACCTTTCAGTTGATGATTTGAAGATTCTATTCTCCAGATTGCAGAAGAAGAAACGAGTTGGGTTGTTTTATCTGAAATTTAATCTTCTCGTCATAGAAGAAATCATCCAGTTTAACCATGACAGGAACGAGTACGGAAAGGTTGAGGAACTTTATTGCAAAAAGATGGCTGAACGAGAAGGATAACTCATCCAGCCTTTCTTGAAGTATTTGGTTGGGCCAGATCTATTTTTCTGGTCTGGCCAAAATTTTTCTTACCACCTCATTCTGTTCTGCCAAAACTTCCATCGCCTCTTCTCTGGTTCTGAAATAATTCCCAGACAGGTATCTTTTATGGCTTACTACGGTTTTCTTCTCCTCAGCTTGCATAACGGTTCTCTTGTCTGATATGAACCAGTAATTCTCCCCTTTCTTCCTTTCCATGTTCAACGGTTCGATTCTCTTAAGCGAATGATTCCATGTCTTACCGACTTTGTTGAGGGCTGCCTCCAGATATTTTCGAGGATAGTCTGATGGACTAAATGGGGTAAATCGGAAATCATTCACATATCCCAGGTATTCTTCCATGTTGTATTTAGGGTCCATACCTTTGAGAACATAACAGAACATGGTTATCTTTCCGTCCGTGTATCTCATTCTAACAACGCCTACACCTTCATCTCCAGTCTTCTTGTTAACGAATGAAACCAGATCACCACTTGTAGGCTTATATTGGTCCGTTATGCAAAAATAAGGGTTCTCAAATTCCAGGCCCATATTATCAAGAGCATTAAAGATTCGTTTTGCATCTTCTTCATTTGCGTGGACAAGAGAATCATCTGGTAGAACGTCTGAGCAACGTGAAGGAATCCCATTCTCAATCTTAAAACACATTTTGGTATCGCCAGGAGAAGATGACTGAACGAGATAGATAATATCTCCATGCTTAACCACATCTCCACCACCAAAACCATCTTCCAGCCATTTTTGGAAAATAGCCGAAGTCATACCAGAGTCATTCTCAAAATAAGATGGCTCATGTAGTTTCAAACCAAACTTGGTACGGCAATAACTGCTGACCAAATCAAAATCAATGCGAGTACGGTATCTGCGATTCTTCAGAAAGTACTCTATTTGCTTCTTTCTTTTCATTTGAGATAAATTTATAATCAGCTGCAAAAAAATCGCCCAAAACGCAAATAAATGACCTCTGGGACGATTCTGGGTGCAAATATACGAATTCTTTTTAAGGTTTTGTCAATATCTCCTATAAATTAACTTAAATTGCCAGAAAACGAGACTGAAATACTGGGGTCGACCAAAAAATCGGGATTTTATTATAAGAAAACCATAAAAATGCCATAAAATTCGATATAACGGCCTAAAATTACATCAGACGATAAGTTACAAGTATAAGGCAAGAAAACGTCTTAGAACGCAAATAAACGCTATTTCTGGGCATTTTGCGATATAAGTGTGGGTATAGATGTGAGGAATTGCAAAATACTGGGAATCTTCCAGGTTCTTTTGTTGTTACGATTACTAAACACAATTTAACACGATTTGCACCAATTACAACCATTTCGACACGATTCAACACGATATTGGAAGGATGAGAAATCTGGAGGTGAAGTACAATTCCAGAAAACGAGACTGAAAAAATGGGTCGGATTATATACGTGGTATTCGCACATGACCTGCACCCCTCATCCTTTTTTTTTCGTCTTTTTGTTGGCTAACTATCTGATTTTCAGTACTTTTTATTGTTTCACTTATTATAAAAGTGAAACTAACTTTTAATTTATTACTTTTTATTTGTTTTTCGTTTCAAATTGAAAGTGTCAAATTGTTTTACTTTTCTCCTTTCTTTATGCTTACTTTGTCCCGATACCTTTTGAGTGTTATTCATACACTCTTATTTGCATTTGTTCACCTTTTTATCATTTGTTTAGTTAACAAAGGTAAATCACCTATTTCGTTAAAATATGCAAATTGGATTTAAGGCTATTTATTTGCGTTTTAAGACGTTTTACCCCTATTTTGGTACAATTATACGTTTTCACAATTTTAAAACAAATCGTTGAGAATCAAGCACTTATGAGATACCTATATTTTTAACTCTTTTTCACCAATTAATCTTTGTTAAATCCTTTGTTATTTGGATTTATTTTTGTATGTAGCTTATTTAGATTTTATCTTTCTTTGTATTATTTACAAAATTACTTTGCAGTTGGTTTTTATCTTTCTGTTTATCCTTTGTTAGTTACTTTCTTTTTCCCGATATAATGTACACGCATATATATATAATAACACACGCACGTATATAATAATGTAATTTAGCGGCTAAAAAATTGCATTTTATAACTATCTGATTTTCAATAACTTATAGACTTTTTTCATTTTTCCCATAAAAAAGTTGCTAAATTATTTGGTAGTTATCAATAAATTTACTACCTTTGCAACGCAATTCAGAAATAAAGTTGCTATAAAGAAATTAAAACTTTCTTTTGACACAATTATATTCTGTTTGCAAAGATATAGTAAGGTTGCAAAGATACCTAAACTTTGTCACATATACCGCCGTAAATTGTAAAAAGCGGAATTAAGGTTAAATGTGTGCGTTCTTTGATTTATTGAAAATAGTGTTTTTCTTTGTGTGGGTTATTCCGTTTATAGGTATGCACCTAAAAGAAAATTAGAAAGTTTGGTTTTCTAGTTTTCGCAAAGTAACAAAGTAACTTTGTCGGTTTTTTCGTGTAAATAACTGAAAATGAGTGATAAAACACACTAACCAACTAGATATAAACAATTAAAAGTTAGTATGGAAAGCAATAAAAATTACCTTTGTTTGGTAGTAAGCGAGTACAAAAAGCGAGTAAAAAGCGAGTATAAAAGTAGTTAGTTCAAAGGTACAAAACCTTTGATTTCAAAGTGTTTAAATGTAATTTAGTGAAAAATTACCTTGATGTGGTGCAAAGAAAAAATAACTATTCATGGTTTACCAATTTAGGCTAATTAGTTATTAGTTAGTTTATTACAAACTAGATAGTGAAAAAGTAGTTAGATTTTTCTAAAATGCTTTTGATAATAACGTGAAACAAAGAAAGTAACAAAAACACAAAAAGCAAAAGTAGCTTATCTTACTAAATAAGCTATAAGTAGCTATTATCTACTAGGTTTTAGTAGGTATGTAGTAAGTATTGTTAAGCACTATATACAAAGCACTGAATAATAATTTTACAACAAGTTTGTAAATTTCAGTGGGTGGTGTGTGGTCATGTGCGATTAAAAGTGCATGGAGCACACCCTGGAGCGTGGGCGTTCTGTATTTGCAGAACGTGCCAAGTGATTGAGCGTGGCGAACACGTTACCCACTACGAATTTATAAACATTATTAATTTTTAAAAGTAGAATTATGGAAAATTTCGTTAAAACTTCGTTTGAGATTGTGAATGGTAATGTAGTCGTAGCTGCTAAGTTGATGGCTCGTAGTCTTGTCATTGCAAATGATAAGGGCGTGATTTATAACATTACCGCTAAGGTACGTAATACTGACAAGTACTCTGTTATCCGTGCCTTAGCTAAGGCTGTGTTGGTTTCAATGCGTGAGGCTAACAAGTTGAACACAACTGAGGCTGCACAGGAAAGTAAGAAGCGTGTAGCCAACAAGATTACACCTGCATTGTCTTGTAACGTGATTATGGTTACAGACAAGAATGGAGATGTAATCTCTGATTCTGTACTCTCTGTTAAAGAGAATGGTGGTAAGCTCCGTGATATTATCCGTATCACTAAGGGTATGCCGTTGTACAAGCTTGTTGTAGAAAGTGGGTTGGACTGGTCAGATGATAGAGTTGTTGAAGCGTTGAACGCTTGGACTACTGCTACCATTGAGCAGATGGACTATGTGAAGAACCTGGATGAGGCTCTTGGTCATGCTGCTGATTCTACAGAGCGTGAGTGGGAGAAAGCAGAAAAGGAGCGCAAAGCAGCCGAGAAAAAGGCTGCTGCTGCTAAGTTGAAGAAGTATTACACCATTCTTGGTGTGGCTGAGGGTGCAACCGAAGAAGAGATTAAGGCTGCATTCCGTGAAGCTGCTAAGGTAAATCATCCTGACAAGGGTGGTGATGAGAAGAAGTTCAAGGCTATCAATGAGGCGTATCAGTACATCAAAGATGCCATGAAGTTTGCTGCATAGTTGGTTAGTTGTTCGGTGCGGATGTTCTGAGGAATGTCCGCACTTTCTATATGGTGTTTATGGTAGCTCCTGGAGTTTGGGTTCGATTCCCATTTCACCACAATTTTAAGTCAAATCATTAAATTTTTACAGACATGGGAAAGTATTTGTTAATCGTGTTCTACACAACGTTATCCGTTGTGTTAATTGGGCTGGTTGCGTATATGGTGATAGATGGTATCGTAAATGCGCCAGACCGCTTGTTGAGTCGTAGAATTGAGTGGGGAGCGTTAGCTATGTTCGCTGTCCTAGCGTTCTGTTGCTTTCCATTGATGATTGTGCTCGAAGTGTGGAGCGACATCAAGGAGCAAAAAGCGCAACAATCTGAAGAGTGTATCGAATCTGAAGCCGTTGAACCAGCACTTCAAACGCTCTACAGAACGAATGAACCTAATCTGCTGGGTGGCTATATGACATACGATTCATTGGATAAGGCGTGGAGCATGATAGAGTGTGGACGTGCAACAGAAATCTATGCTGAAACATATTGTGCTGAAGCGTGGATTGGCACCAGTAAGGCTAATAGTCTTGTGACATTGTTGAGTAGTGGTTTAATCTATAGAGCGAAGTAATCATGGCAAAACTTGGAGATTTATTGCAGCAGAGTGTGAAGCAAAGTAGTGGTCTGGATGCAGAATGGCTTATGAAGTTTGCAAGCGTCATCAAGTTGGATTTGGATGAAGCTGCAAGTGTGTATGAGAAGCATGGAAATGGTATGATTTATGCAAAAGGTGGCTTTGCCCTGCCCGATTCGCCAAGAACAAAGCGAACTATGATTAATCACTTTGGAAGAGTTGTGCTTGTGGATTCGTTAGGAAATGCCATCGTACTTGATAAGCGTGACTTGCGTGAGATGAATGAAATTAGCAACAAAGCTAGAAAGAACAAGCAAGAATGTAGAGAGCGTAAATATAAGCAAGAAATTGCCGAATATCGTGAACGTAGAAAGACCGAGCGTATGTTCAAGTCATGCCAGGAGAATCCAAACCCTAAGCGTGCTGGAAAAGCGAATGGTCAAGGTGATATTGGCAGATATGTAAATTTCCGTGGTGTTCGCATGGAGATGACTGAGCGTAAGTGTAAAACTAGATTTGCCACAATTGTGGTTAACATTTAAAAATGGAAGGAAATATTATGGTAGACTTAGTTATCATAGCCTTTTTCTTAGGCGGTGCAATTGGCTTCTATCAAGGTAAGCACTTTGATGAGCTGGAAGATGAATAATGACCCATATTTGATTTGATTTTATAGATGGTTGGGGAAGTACGGTCGAAGCCGTGACAGCCAGGTGCAAGTCCTGCCACCCCACAAATTAGAAACATTTAAATTAGTAGAATCATGGACAAAACAAAAGTATTTACGAATGATGTTACGTCATTCTTCTTCTACATGTGGAACATGTGGAGCGTGGAAGAGTGCGAGAAGGTTTTCGAGCACTCAAATTGTAACTGGCAGCACTTCTGGGACAAGTGGAATGGCTTCTGTAATCGTGAGGGATGTCGTGGCGGTGCCATTGAGTCATTCTTTGCAGAGCTGTCAGATGATAATCGTGACTTGCTCGTTAAGCGTGCTATTGAAATGTATGACGGACGTTCAAAAAGAAAGGAGTAATTATGTCAGATCATCAGTACAAAGTTGCTCTTAAGGGCATTATGTTACAGTTGGAGACCGCAAAGCGTTTAGGTTGTAAGCGTGTTATTGCAGACTGTCAGAAGAGAATTGAGAAATTGCAGCTGAAATTGTTGCAGCCATCGTTTTAATCATAAACCAAGAAGTATGAAAACAATTGCAGAGTTGGTAAAACTATTCGTCAGCAACAAGAACAAAATTGATGAATTGAAGCGTGAGAATCAGCATGCCGTTTATGAGTACGTTTCCCAATACGTATCAGACGGAGAAGTTGTAATATCGTTGCGTAAGGGTGACGATTATGGAAAGAAGTATGCTGTCCATCTGAAGCGTAAAAGTGATGCTGGGTTGTTTGAGTGCGGAGAAGATTCCGTTGCCTATGTTTGTGCATATCCATTGAAGAAGAACGGAGAAGTTGCAAAGATAGGTATAACTCATCTTGACTTGAATAAAATCGAGAAATTAACAAAGTAATTAATTTATAAAATATTTTAGATATGGAAATACATTGCCAAGAAAAGTTCGATGAGGTTAAGAAATATGCCGAGTCGATAGGAGACCAGACGTTTAACAATTGCATAGAGCGTCTGAAGGGATATGAGAAGGATGGTAAGCATACCGTGCATTTGTACAACGACTTTGCAAAGCACAGCTTCTACTTCCAGGAGTTTGATGTTAACGGTCGTTGTGTAATGAATGGTGGAGTCATCTATCACGAGCCTGGAAATGACCATTCGTTCAGCGTATGTATTGACGCTGACGAGATGACAAAGCCAGAGTGGAGAATCCATACCTAAGAGTTAGTGTTATGGCAGGTATAAAAACCAATGAGGACATGATAAATGCCCTGTTCACACTTGGACCTACAACCAGTGTGTACGTTATTGAAGCTTTGAGAGCTGGTCTTGAAGCGTACCTCAATAAAGATATTGTATCTGATGAAGATATTAAGAAGACATGGTGTCCGCTTGATTCTCCAGCAGGTGTGAGATCAAAGATGAAAATTTTGAGAGACAATTTACAGAACTTACAGCAAAATAAAAAATTGCTGTAAGTTTTAGGCATTAAGGTAGTAATCCTGGGTTCGATTCCTGGGATGCCACACATTTGAGATATAATGTTTTCCATGATGTACGTCTAGTACGTTTCTACTTGACGAGCGGAATCGGGGTGTTTATCACTTTGGTTCCGCTTTTATTATAAAGTTAAATCAAGTTAAACGTGCCAAAAGTGGACAACATTGTACACCATCTTTTTTCTATTCGATAATAAAAACAATAAAAATAAACGATATGGACGTAACGATAAAAAGACTGTTTTGCACGCCCTGGTACCAGGATGAGGGTGTATATGGATGCAACAATGTTTGCACGGAACCAATATCTCTAGACTCTCAGACCCTTGCCGAGATTGAATTTTATCGTCACAAGAAATTTGTTGATGGTGAAGTTGAAACAGACTGGATTGTGAAGTATTTGCACGACAAGTCTGTTGGTAAGATTTCTGACATTGGAGACAACAAATATATCAAGTGTATGAGATTAGGAGAGCTTGAACTTTCCATCCAGTTGTCTTATTACTTGTACTGTATCAGAAATGATGCAGACCACGGAAAGTTAATGACTGAAGATGAGTTCCAGTATATCCTTCATCATAATCATATTGATGGTACAGATATACTGGACCCAGCGAATAGATATGTTGATATTTACATTTCCAACAACGTTACAGATGAAACGTATGTTGCAGCAACTCAATGGACCTTGCGAGAAATAGACCAATGGCTTGGATGTATTGTTCTCAAAAGGAGTATGAACTGTATACAATAAATATAAAATTCAAACAATATGAGAATATCATTAAAACAGCGTGCTGCACAGGCTAGCTTAAATAGCAGAATGTGTAGAGATTGTAAAATTGGTAGTAAGGCATGTACAAAAGAAATTTTGGATATTTGCCACAAGGCTTTTGTAGCTGGATATATCAAGGGAAGTAAAGATAATTAACAATAAATAAGTAGAAACATTTAAAACATTAAAGTCATGGATTCACATACAATGGCACACCGTTGGACGAACCAGGATTTCGGTCGCAACAACGGATTTAAGTCGAAAAATACTCATTGTGACAAGTGGAATTACTACAGCTATTCAACTGTGATCGCCCAGTGGGTTGATCACAAGAGAAAGGTTATGGTTGTTATGGACTTACATAGCGACACAACACCTACAACTAACAAGCATCGCCAGGACATTTATTCTAGTGTTAGTGATGAGATTACAGTATTTCCATACACTAATTATTCATACAGTTATTATGATGGAGGTCAACTGACTTCATCTCCAGAGTCTTTTGATTACACAGACCGTAGAAGATTGCTGGAGTACTATCTTCAGAACATGTACAACGCATACGCTGAGTTTGTTAGCAGCAAAAAGCTTACAACTCTTAATTTTACAGATTACTGGAAGTATGCCGACAAGTTGTGTGAAATGTACAAAGACACGACTTACAAGAAATGGTTGCGTAATCCATCTGCATTGATTGCCAAGAATGTATTGATAGCAATGCGTAAGATGGTTAAGCTTCATATTGCTGGTGTAACTGCAACTGAAGAGTTTGTGAGCACAATGTTTGGAGATGGTACTTGGGATGCTTATATGACTCGCACAGAGTCTATTAGAAAGAGTGCAAGAACACGTGAGTACATTGCCAAGGTTAACTACCACGTTGGTTATGAACGTTGGTATAGCAGATGTGATCTGCCTTATCATTCAATGGCAGAAATTAAGGCAGATGGTCCACGAAAGATTCTTCTGCGAAAATTCGCAAAGTTGTGGCATGATGCAAATGATAATAAAATTTGCGAGAAGAAGAAGCAATCCATCGTAAATGCTACTAAGTATCTGGGTATTTCAGACATTCAGTCTTATGAATTGCCATCTGGATGGAGTATCAATGATTTCCGTATTACCGTAAGGAGTGTAATCGTTGACGGTGAAGTGGTTTATAAGCCAATTCATTGTATGGATGAATGGCGAATCCTTGGATGGTGCAATGTTCCTGTTTTTGAATTCCGTTACAATGAATTCAAGGCTGCGAAAGATACCAAAAAGTTCAAGGAGCGTTATATTAAGAAAGCTACGATTCTTGGACGATTGGAGAAAGGAAAGAGCCTTTACATTAAGGTTCTGGCTAAAAGTCTAAAGGTTGAAGACTTGACTGAAGAACAGACTCACTTGTATAACGAGTTTGTAGCATTCCAAGAGAAAGAACTTGGACGCATAGAAAGAGGAAGGAAGATTCGTATGCAAGAGGAGGCTAGAATTGCCGCAGAAAAGACTGCAAAGCTTGAAGCATATAAGTCTCGTGGTGTTGAAGGAATGCGTGACTTGTGGCGTGAACACTTATGTTCTATTTACGAATACGACAGACTTGATGATTACTATTATGGAGGAAATGTTCTGCTCAGATGGAGTAAGAATCACGACTACATCGAAACAAGTAAGAATATCAAGTTGTCAATTGAGCAGTGCAAGAAATACTGGAAGATTATCAGTATTTGGCATGAGAACCCTAGTAAGTTCAAAAGTATTCAAATGACAACGAAAACTGGTACATACCAGGTGACAAGCTACCAGGACGATATTTTGACTGCTGGGTGCCACAAGATTGCGTACCAAGAAATGAAGCGCATGATGAAAGAGATTCTTGGAGATGCGGCATAATATCGAACAATGCAACGAGCTAAAATTCATTAACTCGTTGCATAATGCTTATAAAGCATACCTTAACTCTCAATTGCATAGTGGGAATATGAGTAAAGCTTTATTCTTTACAAAGCTAAATAAGAGTAAGGAAGTAAGAGATAGTATTATTCTTGAAACATCATTAAAATACAGATAAATATGGAACAGTATGAAAGTCAGCAATATCGTGGCTGTACTATCAATATAGGTTTTGACGGAGACTCTGAAAGCCCACGTGAATGGGACAATGTAGCTACGTTTGTGTGCAAGCATCCTCATTATTCACTTGGCGATAAACAGAACGTAAAAGGTGTCGTAGAAGACCTGTTCTCTGATCATGTTACAGATAAGGCTGTCATAGATTTCTTTGTCAATAGCAGAAATGCTGAATACATCCCAGGCGAAGAAGATGATGACAGCGATCATTATTATAAATTTACAGAAATATACTGTAAAGAAAGTCATGATCGTTACATTGATGCGGATTCTTCAAGAACAGAGAATGAAATCGCAGAAGATATGATCGAAGAGTTGAACTTGAACGAGAAGTTAGAACTCATTGAGGCATCTGGTGAAGTAGTGATGCTGCCAATATCAATGTATGAGCATTCTGGAATCACGCTATGGTTGGGTTCAAAAGACCACCACCCAGATGCAAGGTGGGATTGTTCATCTATTGGATTTGCCTATATTGAAAAGTCAACTGCCGAAAAAGAAATGCCAAACCGAGTGCTTCCAGAAGGTAGTGGTTTTGATTGGAAGGAATGGTCTTACAAAATCATGGAGGGTGAGATGAAGGATTACGACACCTATGTAAGAGGTGAAGTAATGGCATTTAATATCGAAGATGAGGATGGATATGTCTTCGATAGTTGTGGTGGATATTACGATGAAGAACAGTTGATCAATGATGCAAAAGCCAGTATTGATGGGTATCTGAGTGAGAAAGAAGATGCACACAATAAGAATCTTGCTATTGTAAAAGACAACATATCAAGCATCAATGGTAAAATGTTCGTCTATGGCCAGTCTTGCTACAGAATTGTCAAGGACATATTTGGACAGTACTGTATTGAAAGAGCGTTGTCCAGCCATTCTGTGTTAGATTCATTTATCTCAATACAGTTATCTGACATTCCAGATGAGTTGTTGGAAGATATGGTTGAATATATTAAAAAGGTATCAAAACATGGCGAAGAAAAAGTTTAGTTCTAAAGAGCTGGCTGAGTGGATTTACAAAACCGCTTCAGAAGCTATTACAGATGAAGACATGGCTGTGGTTTATTATAAACTAGTTGGTGGAGGTCTTGCTGTTGTGTTAGCGTGGTCCAGCTCTTCAGATTATCAATATGAGAAAGACAACCCATTTATGCGAAAAGATATTTCCAAAGGTTCTGAAAATGCTCCTTATGAAAGATCTTATTGCCTGGAGGTTTCATTGAGAATAGCTCATTCCAGCTATTTTGTAGATGATTGGGAATTTGCATCTGTATCATCTGATGGTGATGTAGATGGAGAAACTTCTCTTTCAGCATCTGATGAGAAAGATAAATGCAGACATACAGCTGCATGGCTAAGTAAAATACGTACAGAAATTCTTAAACATCATAGAGGTTAATATGGAAAAGGATTTTTCTAAATTACTCCCAGCACTGTTCAATGACAGGGACCTGTGCTTTACAGAATTAATGGAAAACTTTTTTGAAGAGTTTGACGGAACATATTGTTGTAATGTACAGGGCACCACGTTTGTTGGTTTTGTTGATGATCAAGAAATTCGTGTTCATGCTGTAGTAAACAGAATTGAACTTGAATTTACAGATGGCAAACCGTCTTGGGCTTTCATTGATAAGATTGTTAAATGGTTTGAAGAAACTATAGACAACGAGCGTTTTGCACACAGTGTTTGGAAGCTCGAAGATGATCGAGTTGTTGCACAATATTATTGGAACAATTAAAAATAAAGAATATGGACATCAATATTATCAAATCAAAGTTTGGAGAATGCAAAAAGCATTTTGGATTAATAGATTTTGACAAGTACGCTTCAAATGTAATTAATGAAATCTTAGCTCCTGGTGATCATGTGAACTTTAAGGAACCAATATTTGGTGAATTCTACGGAGTTCTCATCAATGGACTTTACCGCTCTCAAGATGGTAACAATATCGAATGTTACGCACATTTTGAGAAAGGGTATGGAGTAAAAGAGTTTCAGCTTCATACTGTTCCACACAAGGCAGTGTTGGCATGTATCGAACAGCTCATCACTAAGGTTCCAGAAATTGAAAGACAACGTAAGATTGATTTTTGGAACGGACCTATGAGAAAATCGTTTAAGGAACGCTTCAAGCACTGGAAAGATGATGAAGGAAAAGGATTGGTAGAGTCTTTGAACTTATCCATCCAGGATTTCAAGAATTGTAAAACAATCCCTGGCATGACTGACGCTGAAGAGATTGACAGTTTCATCAAAATGGATTTCATCAAGTACTGGGAAGGTGTTGTATATGAAATCGTTAAGGGATTGAAGAATGGTGAGGACGAAGAGGATATTCGTACTTGTGATGTTTGTGGCTTGCCTATGAATGAAGGATATTATCTCGGAGGCGAATTTGCTTGCGATGATGTCTGCTGTTTGGCAAGCTATGATGGAGATGAAGAACAAATGAATGAAGATTTATCTCATGCTAACGAAGACTGTTCTGATGTATATTACACAGAATGGACGAGTGTTTTCTATTAAATAATTAAACAACGAGCAAAACTATGGCAGAAAACTTAATTGATAACGTATTGTTAGACAAGGAGTTACTAGAAAAGAAAGTAAGATTTCTTGAAGGTATGCTGAATGATGATGACAAAAAGAAGTATGATGCGTATTGCAAAACAATTTGCAAGTATCGTAATTATTTTGTCATAGCACATGATAGAACTGGTGATGGTGGAATGTCGATGTTATACCTTGGAGCATTCACAAACATAGAACATGCAGAAAAGGCCGCTATTTCTGGAGCCAGTCCATTCATACCGATTGGTAGAGTTAGAAAAGTTGACTATCCTACTGAAGAGATCGGGTCTGATATTGATGTACAGAAAGGTACATTCCTTGAGTCTGTTTACGTTGACAACGGTGTGGTCTCAACTGAATATTGGGCTATCATGTCACGAGAATACAAGGAAGATGAACGCTATGGAGTTCTTATATGGAGCAGGGATGGTTTGTCTAAAAATGTCCGCAACACATTCTTTGTATATGATAACAAAGATGATATGCTTAATTTTGTAAAACAAGCAAAACGCTCTGAATTACAAGATGAGCTTGAATCTCTTAATGACTCTTGGTTCATAGATGATTTATCTGGAAATTACGGATTGTCACCTATAGATGGTTTTCCTGGAAACCTGCGTATTTGGGGATATGAAGGATATGAGGTATACATTATTAACGGAACTTTTAAATGACAGGCGATGTATTAGACATATTAAAAGACAAAGCCAAGAAAATATCTTCTGAGCCATCTCGCAAGGAAGAAAACTATAGCATGCTTCTACAAGAAATTATAGACGCAGATATAGAATTGGCTGGCTATATAGCAGATAACGTAAATATTGGAGAAACAAACATCTATATTGAGACAGTTTGGATGGATTGCAACGGAGACTTTATGATACACGGTGGAACTAAAGATTTCGAAGCAGACATCAAATTCTCCAGTCTTTCTGTAGAAGCTATGAGTAATGTTATTAACGCAATATTAAATTTTATAGGAGGTAAATAATTATGAAATGGATTGTAGAAGATAGTCTTAGCAACTTCCCATTCTGGGGCGGTGCAAAAGATACAGTTGAAGACTTGACTGAAGAGCAGATTAATGCTTTTGGAGATTTCTTGGAACAAAATGGTTCTGAGGACACCGTTTACACTGACACAGAAATCAATGATATGTTTTGGCATGACAGGGATTATGTTTATTCCATCGTTGGTTGGCCTGGGTACCCAAAGGTATTCAAGATCACCCACCCAGATGGAAGAAGTGTAGATGTGCTTGTCCGTAGCGAAAATGAAGAGCAAGATTTAAAAGGCTCCCTCAATGTATCTAGCATGACAGAAATTGAGGGAGCTGGTGACGGAGACGAAGATGTGGAACTTGAAGACTTCGAAGCAGAAGAATTTGAGAGCATCAAGTTCTGGAAAATCACAGGACCTTTTGGTAATACAGCTATTGTCAAGACTGAAGATGATATTGATTCAGATGGCTTGCATAATGATGAATTCATGCAGTGTTGTAAAATTGAACAGCTTAACAGTAATCAAGAGGACTACATAGACTGGTTTGATTTTTATACAGATGACTTTACATGGAATCCAGAAGGAAAGTTGTTGGATGAATGTTACATTCCTGTATATGCAATTCCAAGAATTTGTGAGAAGATTCTTAATCCAGATGGCTCTCTTGATTATTACGATGTTCCAGAATCACATGCTATCAATATGATGAATTTGAATTTGGAACTCAATGATGAAGATATTAAGAATATTGACGGATTCGTTAATAATCTGAACAAGAAATATCCAGATGGATTTGATATTAAATGGGACGAACCTTCTATTGGCTCCCCATATTTTGATCCCAAACCAGAATTTGGTCTTGCATGTGATTGTGTAACACTTAGAATTTACAAGAAATAATATGGACAAATATAGAATCGTTGTATTAGCGTTCGGAAGCGGTGAAGTGGACGTTATTGATGTTGATAAGGAAATTATAGATAACACTTGGCATAGAGATGTTGAGAGTTATCTCCAGGAACATTGTCAATATGACCTTGACAACATACAGTGGATGCAAGGTGATGCTAACAAAATTCGCATTAACACATTAAATAACGATAGCTTTGAAGGTGGCTATGACACACCAGAAGAGGCTGGGCTTTAACAATTAAACAAATATCTATATGGATCATTTAGAAGGCTTAGACAAGCTTTATTGCTCAAAATGTGGAAGTGACGATGTTACCGTTGGTGTTAATATTAACCCTAACGAAAAAATTGACATTAATTTCCATGATAGCAGTTTGTTGGAGAAAGATAATTGCTGGTGTTATCATTGCTGTGATTCAGCAAGTCTCAAAACATTGCAAGAACTTTGGGATATGTTCTCAAATGTTCCTATCAATGATGAAGACGAGATTGAAGAAGACTTCCTCAATTTTAAGGCAGGAACTTCTCGTTTTGAAGTATGGCACTGGTTCGATGAACGATGCCCAAATAGTTTGCATGATGATTTAATGTAAGATTAATTATGAAACGTACAAACGAAAATCTTAAGAAGTACCATCTGAAGAAAGGACTCAAGAAGTTCCAAAACGCTGATATTAAGCACATTACATTTAATATGGAGTTAGACAAAGTATGGCACGACAATATTAAATGTAACTGTGATGATGTTCAGTTGGGTGAAATACTTAGTGATGATGGTCCGTGGATTTTGGGCAATGTTGAGTCAATGTACAACAAATTGTTTGACTTCCAGTTCTTTATGGATGAGTCTGGAGAGGTTTGCATGCAAGCTTCTCCTATGACAGAAGAAGGACATGGAGACATTCTTGACAGAGTGTTCTTCACGGACATTAAGGTAAAACTGAAAGAAAAGCCAGAAATAACAGATGACATGCTCATTGTTGATGGTGATATGTTTGGTCCAAACGAAGAAGAGAATTTGACGTTTGAATTTTATGATGGCTTTGCTATTGAAGTTACGAATGGTTTAGATGAGTCACCTTTAGTACTCCTCTACCCTACTCTGGTAGAAGTAGCAGAAAATAAATCTCTTGCAGCAGAAATAAGAAATTATTGCGCTGATGAAGAGATTGACTGCTACAACATTGCGTTGAAATATGGTAAGGTATTTAAATTAAATGATTTACGATGATTTTCACAGAATATATTGAATCATGGTTCAAAGAGTTTTTGGAGGACCATTTACAGTATGACCCTAAATATATTAGCTGGCTGTTTAATGAGATGGGGTATTCATTGGCCAACGTTGAACAAGGAGAAGACGAATACTTGTATTTGTTGGAACTGAAAGGGCAAGAGATTTGGGATAAGTTGTTTTCATCTAACCCATATCACAAGATAACATGTGATGATCTTCCAGATACGTTGACATTTGTCACGCAATTGTTGACAGACACAGCATTGGAAATCTTCAATAAAAAGAAAGGGTTTACGGACCCTTTCATTGAAGATATTGCATACAGATGTGATGGATATGACCAGTTGATTGGGTATTTCCAAGACTTGATGAAAGGAGGCTGCTTGTCTGGTGTAACAAATATGTTCATGTATTACGATGAAACTAAAAAGTTTTATATTGAGTACATGGACGATTTGGAAGATTTTGTGACAGATTTGGAAGAAGAGCTTGGTGAGCCAATACAGCAGAACAAGCAGAATACACTTCCAAGATATATGTTTGTTTGTCATCTGTGCTATGAAGAGTTTGCTTCAAAGATTGCACGTGAGCTGTTCCCAGATGACTTTTAAAGAAATAAGGTATGGAAAATAAAGTAGATACATTCAAATTAGCTAAGATGGTCTCTTCAATCGAACAGAACAAATTGAACACGATCATTTCAGCAATCGGTGGAGAATATACGTTTGACGTGGACAATGATGATAATTGCCCAATTATTGGTATGCTGGGAAGCAATACTATTGCTAACCCATTCGACATTGTTGTAAAACGTCTGTACTTCAATGAAAACAAAGTTCTGATGATTGAAGGACATGTTGTTGAAGGTGAGGATGGTGACTTTGTTGCGGATGAAATTATTCCAGGACAAGTGACATTTATCCTTGATATGCTTCCAAACGTTGAATTACCAAAGAATCAGAACCTCACAAGAAATGAGATTCTTTTGATGCACAATGACAGATATGTTGATGTTGCACAGGAAATTTCAGTTGAATGCCTGGTAAAAATGCAAGAACTGGATGTATGTCAGAGTGATAGAGAAAAGATTAAGGCATTGATACGTGAGTGGTCTTTGGAGTTTATGAAACTGTATGGTAATTATGATTATACAGAGAATCCAAAGAACATGAGTTATTATGACTTGATTGATGAGTTCGTTTCACAGAAAATGAAGGCTTATGTCTAGAGTTGTTGAATACTGGAGGCATCCTACACGAAATGAGATTAAACGTGGAGAAGGAACCATACATACAATAACGGTAGATGCCGATAAGGTTATGAAACCAGATGGGTCTTTAAAGAAGTGGTTTGTTGAAAACGGACTGCGATATAACTTAAAACAATATTAGTATGTTAATAAGCAAAGGTGAATTATTAAACATAGAGTTAGAACAATCTGCTATTCACGGTACACATAGAAACTGTGACATTATACCAGAACTCGTAGCAATGCTTTGTCAGACTCCAGAATTAATGAAAATGGAGAAAGATGAAGATTCGTTGTATAACATTGCAATGGATGCAAAAGAAGAAGGTGAATGTAGTAAGTTTTGGGACACTGAAGATGCAACAGAGTTCTGTAATGAATTGTTTGAAATAGCAGATAGTTATGCTCCAGAAGGGTATTATTTTGGTGCCCATCCAGGAGATGGTTCTGACTTCGGCTACTGGAAATGTGATCCATAATTATATAATCGAAGACCGATTTAGTGCATTGCGCTATTTCGGTCTTTTTGTTAAACAACATTAAAAAGTGGACAGCTATTCACACCTTTACACAACCTCCTATCCTATTCTTCAATAAAAACGAAATGCCGTTAAAGATTGAAGAGATTAAATTAGAAGGAACAAAATTTGATAATCGGGCCAAACTTACAGTAGAACAGCGTAAGGCCATCAAGGTATTAAGCGAGCAAGGATTTAGCCAACGCAAGATTGCCACAATGTTCAACGTCAGTAAGAGACTCGTACAATCAATAATAACGCCTCCAGTACGGCAACCAGCAAAGAAACGGTCAAAAGAATACTGGAAGGCAATCAAACAGAAACATCGTGCCAGAAAGATGGAACTCTATCTTGAAGGCAAAATTAAATTTAAAAAGTAATTATACAATGGAAGAATTAAAAATTTCTAAGCAGAATGCAATTGCTGCTTATGTAGCAGGTTCGGAAGAGACAAAGGAGACTTTGAAGAAGCTCTTCCCAGATGTTGATTTTAGTATCAAGGTGACGGACCGTATCAAGACATGGCAGGATGTCATGGATGCACTTAACATGAAGGAGTCAGACATCAATGACATGTCGAAGGCTATTAACGCCTTCCAGGTCTTCAACAAACGTGACAAGCGTTGCGTTAAGGCATTCGTCAAGGTGTTGTGCATAGTGAAAGCCTTGAATGAAGGCTGGGAGCTTACTAAGGAGACTTATGATAAGCATGAGTGCTACTTTGTGTATTGGATTCGTAAAGACGGTATCTCTGGCAAAAACGAGTTGCAGGCAAGCTCTTATTGTGCGCCTGGTTGCGTTAATGCGGGTAACGGTTTCGGTGATTCGCTTTGGTACTTCGTGCCTCGGCTTGCCTTCAAAACTCTTGAGCTGGCAGAATATGCGGTAACGCAGTTCCCAGACATCTGGCGTGAATATTATAACAATTACGAACAGGATTTGTAGTCAATTATGAGGAGGAAACGTGTAAAAAAACACGTTACCGAAATTGATTTCAAATCAACGTCATATTACGATGTAAAAAACAATATAAAAAAGTTTCTGAAATCGGTTCTCTCCCAGCTTGGACTTAAGTCTGGGAGAGACTATTTGGTAACGAAAAATTATCTAAAGATAAGACATATAAAAACTGTAATAGGTCAAATCTTAATCACGCTAAAAGAAGCGTTTCCTATGTTCAATTATTATTGGGAAACTCCAAGAATTTTAGTGTGGTTCTAACAATAAAAATATGAATAATATCCAAAGTTATAAGAAAGCAATTATTAAGCTGGCTGACGAGGAAGTCGTTAGAGAGTACAATGTTCAGAAGGGTGCAGAAGATCTTGAGAAAATCAAGGCTGTAGAGATCGAACTTTCATATCGTGGAATTAACATTTAATTGGTTATGGGTGAAGTTGATTATAATGTTACTTACAAGGGTAAGGAATATCCTGTAAAAGAAATCGTCCTGTTTGCTGGCACCAACGATGCTATGCGAGTAAACGTATCTACTGAGGAATTGCAGAATGCTATATATGATTCTGATTCTGGATATAGTGATAGCGAAGCGGAAAAGATAGATAATAGTATTTATTTCTTCTTGGACAACGAACACTTCAATATGGGTAAAGATGATATTGTTGAATATTTAGAGCGTGATTAACCATGGTAACATTGGAAGATATTTTAAATACGTACTTCGGAAGTGACGTATGTATTGGAGAAACATTGGCAGACATACCTGCTGATGGTTTAAGTCTAGAAGAAGCTCATCAACTTTATATGAAAACTATGAATAAGGTTGAAGAAGATATTTTCTTCAGACTTGCTGACGGTGAGATTCAAGTTCTTACAAGTGACGAGGAAGTTCATAAGAAGAATGCTTTGGATGAACTTGTAAAATCAATTAGTTATATTGACGTTGTATTCAAGTATGACGATGAAATCTTTGTCGTAAGAGTTGTCACAGAACTTATAGACTTAGATCATTACGATGATCTTTGGGATTGGTTGTGCGGAGTCGATAATCAAACTGTCAAGCATCCAAACCTTAATGTTGAGGTAACTGGAAAGAAATATGAAAATGGAGACGTTTCTCCAGATGGAATTTACGTAAACGTTTATCTTGATTCAAATGACAATGAACCAAAGAAAGCAGAAGTATTAAAAATAATATCAAACTTATAAAACATTCAATAAACAATGGAAATTCTTACAAATATCAAAAATGCAATTAACAATTTCGTTGCATCAAGTATCAAAAGTACTGAAGAGAGACAGAAGCGTGAGCTTGCTGCAAGAGAGGCACGCTTAAAGAAGAAAATCGCTACAGATGGAGATGAAAAGATCCAGGTTAAAGAGTTTGATGGCTCTTTGTATTTTGCATTTGATGGCGTTCCTCTTGTACGAACCAATCTTCTGAAAGAGGATATTACAGATGCAATTAAGCATTCTCGTGAGGATTACCTGGCGTTTATGTTGAAGGAGTCAAAGAAATAATTTACACTTAAATTATATAATTTATGGAAGAGCAAAACAAAACATTAAGATTTGAGATTTATGCACTTGGCGCAGCAGAAATTAATGTTGTGTCATACTCATATCTGAAGTATAAGAATTCGAATATCATATCAATGCAGGTAAATGATGACAAGTCATTGTGCCAGTTCATTAAATCAAAAGCTATTAATGGCATTCCTATGATGATAAAGAATGACGGTAATCACACTGTTCTTACATTTATGTTTGAAGAGCAATCTTTAAAGGTTATCATTAAAGATGTGACATTTGAAGATTGTGTTACTAACACAAAGGCTATTGATTTGCAGCCAGTTGTTACAGACTCCCCTATAGATTCAATCATGTTATCTCTGGAATTTCCAGATGACATGTTGATGATTGACGATATGATTAACATTATACAAGCTATCACAGATGAGTACGGTTATCACGATTTGTACACAATGGTAGATAACACTCCAACAGAATATACAAAGATGTTCTTCAAGTCATTGTTGAACGAAGCTTTTTACTTGGATCATAGTTCACATTACAACAAGGTAATGTCAGAATGCTGCCAGGAAATTGTTTCAGCAATTCGCAAGAAATATCTGGGCCTAGATTTAATGGAAGTTGTCAAAATATACCAAGAGAATCCAGATCGTGATATTGTGAAAGAAGTTGTTGAGGAGAAATATCCTAACTATGGGCTAACGGAGGAACAAGAAGAAATTGTTAAACGTTATGAGGCCATCAGAAAGGAAATGAAAGACGCTGGAATCATTACATTCAACGATCCAAAAGACTGTAAATCATGGGCTATTAATGGTAACAAGATTCCAAAGAATTGGTCTATTATGAACTCTTACGAACTGACTCAGAACAGGAATAAATATGCAGTTCTTTGTGTTGAAGATGATACATACACAGCAAGACAAATCACCCCAGATGATATTGCAGGTTATTCTGACTTATCTGATACTTTTATTGTAGCACCAAAAGATGAAGAAAGATAAATTAGACTTCAAATATAAAGCACAAGTAATTATGGCTATAACAATAGCTGTACTTGTGCTTGTATACCTTCAGCTTCTGATTTCATCCAGATTACGTGAAAAAGAACAGGAATACAGGACTGACAGCTTATTGTTTGAACTTGACAAATATCAACAGACAGACAGATATGATGTCGGATATGCAGATGGTCTTGCTCATAGAAAACGTATGAGAACAGAAGCAGAAAAGGAATTGGTAAAATTAAACAAGGAATTTGACAGACAATAATATAAACAATTAAACATCAACCATTATGTTTGAAAATGCAAATACAGCTGAAGAGAAGTTACAGGAACTTCTCAAGCAATCTAATGTAAAGGATATTCAAGACTGTTCTGAAGGTCTTTTTTGGGGAATAGGAAATTACCCTATGAAAGATTGTATCTTTATTTTCCGCAGAGAAGATAAGGAAAAGTATATCAGAGTTGAAGTATTCCCTAGCTATGAGGATCTTCGAAAAGAGAAGGCTTTCTTTGAGCGTATGAAAAATGATTGTCTTGAAGGTGGTTGTTTCGAAAGACTTGGCAGATTGTACGACTGGTACGAGAATGGTACAAAAGAAAACGCCCCACACCCAGCAGATATGTTTTATGCCGATGCTATCAAGACAACTGAATATAAGAACGTGTGGAATCTTGAAGATGATGAGTTCAAAGGTGGGGATATTGTTACATGCAAGGACAATTTGCCTTTCATCTATGCTGGAAAGTGGCATAATAAGTTTGACAATGTTATCAGATACCGTGCGTATGCTGGAATTGATAGCAATGGAGAACTTGACATGCAATATAACAAAGTATGGCGTATGAGTTGTAATCATGGTAGAATCAAGCCAGCCACCGAAGAACAAAAGAAACTGCTGTTCGGTATGATTGAAAAGACTGGTATGACATGGAACAAGAATTTGTTCTGCTTCCAGAAAGCAATAACAAAAGATATGTCACTTAAGATTGGAGAGATGATTCTTGTCCGCAACACGGACAAAGAAACATGGAAACCAGCATTCTTCAGTAGATATACTAAATGGAATGGAGAGACTGTATGCAATATTATTGACGCAAGTGACAAAAAGTTCTCTCAGTTCATCAAATATGATAATAATTTAGCATATAAATAACATTTAAATAAATAAGTATAATGGCACAAAAAGCAACATCAAACATTCGCCCAGAAAATTACATTTCACAGCAAGGATCAAAAGCTACATTATCCTTAGCTGATTTTGAAGATTCTCAGTTATTTGCAGAGCTGAGAAGAAGAGGTTACAATGGAGAACTTCGTGTTACAAAATTGATTGTTGTATGATTAAGAATTCATTAAAATATAATCCATGTTCCCTTTGCGTTAATGGAAAGGATAAATATACAGGAAAATGTGTTGTTGACAAGAAGAGTTGTCCAGCTCATGTAGCTTGTAAAAATCTTGAATCATTACTAAGGGAAGATAGCTCGTTTTTAAATTATATCCCAGCAGAATTGCTTGTAGTAATTCTTCGTAAACTGGGGTATAGTGGAGAGTTGAGAACAGTAGAAGTAACTAAAATATAGTATATGAACAAAGAAAGAAGAGACAGACTCTCAGACGTTATAGCATCTCTTGAAGAAGCAAAAGATCTTCTGGAAGATGTTAAGAACGATGAGCAGGATGCTTTTGACAACATGCCAGTTGGATTGCAGTGCTCAGAAAGAGGTTCAAAAATGGAAGACTATATTGAACTTATGGAAGATGCAGGAGATCAGATTGACAACGTGTGTGAGTTCATTGAAAAGAATATAATTAAAAAACGCTAAAATATTTGGTAGCTATCATATATTTTATTACCTTTGCATAAAAACAATATACAATGGATAGAATAAGTTTTTCAAATACACTAAAATGTAAAAGAGAGTCTTTGAATATTAGTAAATATAAGGTATCTAAAGATACTGGGTTGACATCTCTTCAGATAAATAGAATTGAAGATGCCGTTAACTCTTATTCTATGGGCAATATATTTAAATATTTGAAGGCTATTGGGTGCAACTTGCAATTAGTTAACAATTGCAATACAGATGCGCTTGATTGCGTAGAAAAGTTTGGGTCATGGGTTACTAAAAAACGTGATTCAGATATGTCTATGTATTCTTTGGCAAAACAAATAGGAAGCAATGTTGTCACTATTACAAAAATAGAAACAGCACGATCTACTGTTGGTGTAGACTTATTTCTTAAGATTGTTAATGCTTTTGGATATAAGATTAAAATTGAAAGTGTATGACAAATAACAATTTTAAAAGATCATCTTGGAAATATAAGAATATGCCACCAAGTGAAAGAGGCAGAACTATAGTTATGCCTTTGCTTCCAATTACAGCAGTACTTACATTACATATAATTGGTGTAATTGGCCATACTGATGATGGCCATTACATTAAAACATATTTTGAGAGCTTTGTAAAAAGCCAGTTATCGTTATGGATATGGTTAGCATACATTTTTGTATTCTCGCTCTTGTATATGAGTGTCAAGAAACGACACAAATATTATGATACGCTATCAGCAGAAGAATTGGCGATTATCAAGAAGCAGCATAAAAAATATGTAATTATGTGGGGACTGTTCGTTGTAAGTGCACCGTTTATTGGCATTGGTTTTATGATGCTTGAAGAATTTATAAAAAAGAGTGAAACAATTAAAGCAACCCTTACTATTATTGGTTGGTTAATAGCAAGTATTATTTATTTGCTTGTAAAAGCAGATATAAGAAAACAGAAATGAACAAAGATAACTTTAATAAGTTTTCTATTAGCACATATTATAAAATAAAAATGTATGATTAGTATTTTTAAAAAGTCATCGTGGAAATATAAGAATGCGACACCAAACGATAGAGGGCAGTTAATAGTCATGTCATTTATCCCATTACAATTATTGTTGTTATGGCATATTGGTGGTGTCATTGCAACTGTTGAGAATAATTACATCATAAGATTTTTTGAATGCTTTGTGCGTAACGAATACTCATTGATCTTGTGGCTTGCATATTTTATTGCATTTTTCATTATTTATATATGTCACAAAAAACGAAAAAAATATTATTGTACATTGCCAAATAATGAATTAAAGGTAGTAAAGCAGCAACATAAAAAATATGTAATTATTTGGAGTACTGTTTTAATAATTACGCCATTTTTATGTGGTGTGATTACATATATACCGTATTATATATATGAACACGAGACACTGAAATCCATTATAATTGTTATAGGTGTACTTATTGTCAGTTTAATTTGCTTACATGCAAAAACTGAATATAGAAAACGAAAATGAACAAAAGCAACATGAAGGCCGATCCAAAAGAACACAAGAAGACACTGGATGCTTTCTTCGAGTTCTTTGACTTGAGCAAAATCTTGTTTAACCGCAGACTGAAGGAAATCTACAATGTAACAGATATACCTAAAAGAAGCAGGTTTTACAAGATGGCTCAAGATATGGCCGATAACTTACAAATTGATTGGTCAACTATGACACATGCGGATAGCAATCGTATCATGTTGGCTATGCTGGAAGATTCTTTCAACAAAATAGCAGAGATAGAAGATTCCAAATCTGTGGATATTATCGTTAAAATTAGGAGTAAATGAGTCGCTTGGAAGTTTTCGATTCGTATGCGCAGAAGATTTCTGATGAAAGCTCCGTCCCATATATCAATGTCATAAGACTGAGAGATATGGGACTGCTAGATGAAAAATCAGTCAGAGATTTCTTAATTAGACATGACTGTGATGCCTTACTAAAAACAAAGAAGTTTACAGATACACAAGTGTACAATAAACTTGCTGGAATCTATGACCTAGATGTTAGACAGATACAGTATATAATCAATACCAAACGGAAAAAGCCGTATTATTGTACCTGTTGTGGTAAGCAAATCTCCAGGATTAAGTTTATGAGAAATCAAGGACTATGTGATAAATGCTTGTCTAACAAAATTTAAATTTTATTGTTATGGGTAATCTGTATTTAGATGCGTACAAGTTCTACAAAAGAACACACGCAAACAGCTTGTTGTTATTCCATGTAGGCTCCAGATATGAAGCTTGCGAAGAAGATGCAGCAAAACTGAGTGAGAAATGTGGCTATCTTTTATTGGAGAAAGATGGTATTAAGTTGTGCGGATTCCCAGATAATGAAGTTTCTGAAGTAATGGCACGCTTATCATCTGACTCTGTTAATATGTATATTGTCGAATACCGTGATGATTGTGGAAATTTCTCCATTCCAAAAGTGAAACAAATAATGGAAGATATTGAGGTAGATTATTGATGTTTTCGATATTATATATAAAAAATCTTAAACACTTGATATTAAACCATATTTAATAAGTATTTTGTTTAGTTTACACAAATCACAAAATACTGGTTTACAGAAAGTTAAGTTAAAAATATTAGTTAATTTGCTTTGTCAGTTCAAAGTATTTTTATAATTTTGCCACGCAATTCTGAATGAGTTGCGTGGTTTTTTATTGCGTAAAATATAAAATTGATTATAAATATGAACAGAATTAAGACTAAATTGAAGTTCAAGAAATCTGACCAGACAGGAAATTGGGTTGGGTTCGTATCTATCAACAAGGTTAACGGAATGATCAGAGGTGTACATGAGGATGATCCAGCACCAAAGAAGGTATGTGTTGTGACTCGTGACATCATTCCTTATATAGAAGGTGGTATTCTGTACGATGTTGAGATGATACCTATGAAGGATAAGAACGCTGGCTACATTGTAGTTCAAGCAGATCCTCACGCTTTTAAGGCAACAATCGAAACATTTGTTGTAAAGAATGCGGTTTATGAGGTTCACGTGAAGTTTGGAAACAAGAAACTTGTTTTCAACCCAATGGATGGACAGCGTGATTCTGTTCGTGACATCAATTGTTTTATTAAGGTTCTGGAGCAGAGAAAGGACATTAAGGATCTGTTGACTGTAGTTGACGATTTCAAGAACACTGGCTATGCTCTTTTGAAGCAGTTTGAAAGGGATGGTTACTATGTTCCAGTGTCGCAGAAGAGGAAAGCTTCCTAGAAAGCGTAAAAAGGCTTGCATAAAGGCTGATGGTAGAATGTCCTATTACGTCACTATCAAGCTGGCATTGGCAACTGGAGAGTACCCAGTTAAATTTTGGGTTAAATCAAAGGTTGTGAATACTTTTAATCAAGATGTAGGAATACCAATCCCTACTCCAACTGAATTCTGGTAAATCTGATATATTATGTTCAATATTCCAACAGAAGGTATAGCTACAGACGCAGCTCATTCCACAAAGAATAAGGTAACAGAGTTTCAAGGAATAGACTTGAAGACTGGAAAACGAATCTTTTATGAAAACCTAGGAAACAAAACCGTTAACATCGGTGAGTTCCTGGGTGTGGTAGAAGCTGTTAAGTACATAATCGAGAATGACTATTGGCCACGAGTTATATATACGGACAGTATGACTGCTATATCGTGGTTTAAAAACAAGAAGACAGCATCTAAGAAAAAATGCAGAGACCTTCAGAAAGCAGAAATTTTTCTCAAAGCCTTCTCTTGGGATGTTGACACAATAGAAGTTAGGCATTGGAATAATCGTGAGTGGGGAGAAACACCTGCTGATTTTGGTAATAAATAAATTTGGGCTGAATACTATTATATAGCATTATTTTTCTATTTAAACGTTTGGTAGGTATTTAGTTTGTAAAAAGATTGAGGATAACAACAACGTTCAGCTGACAATTCGTCTATTCTTCATAAATCTCGCTTGATTGAAGGCTGAACGTTTATATTGCGGAGTAGAGCAGTTGGTAGCTTGCCAGGCTCATAACCTGGAGGTCGACGGTTCGAGTCCGTCCTCCGCAACAACGCACTTTGTGCAAATAGATCTTTGACATATTGGAGAAAGCTTAACAATTTAAACGCATTATATATATGAACGATTTTAAAACAAGACGTGACAGTATCTTACAGGTATTCTCACAGGCAAAGGACGATCTTGAAAAGCTCAACTCTGATATTGATTACGAGATCGAGCAGAACAATCAGATGGTAGGCGATCTTCAGAAGAGAAACGATGAGTTGGCTCAGATGAAGAAGAACAACGTAAGTTCTATCAAGTCGTTCTCGAAATTCTTCCAGTAAGAATTAAACATATTAAGGCTATAATGGTGGAAGTGGTAGACACGCATTTTGAAGTGAAGAATGGCTGTCAATTCAACGCACATGACATCTGGGTTCGAATCCCAGTTATAGCCCAAGAATTTATGTATTTGCCATAATACGATAAAATTTTAAATGTTTGAGCCGCATACGTGCGGCTTTTGGGGTTGTAGCTCAGTTGGCTAGAGCGTCTGGTTTGCATCCAGAAAGTCGTGAGTTCGAATCTCACCTTCTCCACATTGCTTATTGGATAAATGGTGTAACATGGTTTAAATTTTAAGGTAAGTTGTGAAACTTGCCTTAAATGGAACAGTAGCTCAGTTGGTTAGAGCGCTCGGCTTATATCCAAGCGGTCGGAAGTTCGAGTCTTCCCTGTTCCACAAATAAAACGGTTCTGTAGCTCAGTTGGTCAGAGCAGCTGACTGTTAATCAGCAGGTCACAGGTTCAAGTCCTGTCAGTTCCGCAGTTTGTTTTCATATTTTTTAAGGTTGATAGTTTTATTTTTATTGTTTATTGTTTGATGTTTACTAACCTGGGAGAGTGATGGCTCCCAGGTTTTTATTTGCAACAGTATTTCAATTGGCAGAATGTTAGTCTCCAAAACTAAAGGTTGATGGTTCGAGTCCATCCTGTTGTGCTAGATGTTTAATTAAATTGTTTGAAAGATGAAAGTTATTAAGTTTATCAAGAAAGCTGTAAAATGGTATTGCAAAATGGCTGTAGCAAGCAATATTGCATATCCCACTGGAACTGTACCACAAACGGTATAGCTCCTTTTTGATTGACGTGATAACTGTTTTTGGAGAAATGGCCGAGTGGTAAGGCAGCTCATTGCTAACGAGTAATACAGAAATGTATCGGAGGTTCGATTCCTTCTTTCTCCGCAATTATTAATCAAAACATATTATATTATGAGTCAAAATTCTTCTTCAAACAGTGGTGGAATAGGTCTGTGCGGCCTGTTAACCGTAGCATTCATCGTTTTAAAGTTATGCAACGTAATTGCCTGGTCATGGGTATGGGTGTTGGCACCGCTCTGGATTCCAGCAGCTATCGCATTGGTCATTATCGTGATCTGTTTGCTGATTTGGCTTATTGATCATAAGTAATCTCGCTTTTTCCAGTATGTTGAAATACTGCCTCATGGTGTAACTGGAAACACAACAGATTTTGGTTCTGTTATTCATGGTTCGAATCCGTGTGAGGTAACTAACAAAATTGATGAATTAATCTCGCATATTGATTAAAGAAGTTTTTATATGAAATTTTTAAATGGAAACGGACAACAGGAAGTTGACGCATTCTTGTATCATCTCTGCAATTTATTGGCAGCAGTAGAAGAGAGCAAGCATGAACAGTCAGTTTCCGACAAACTCAACAAGAAGTTGTTTAATGATAACGCTATTGAGTTTAAAACCAACTTGCTAACATTTGTGAAGTCTGGGGACCATATCGGGTTCAACTTTATGAACGTAGTCGCATTTACAAACAAGGCTAACAACATTGTCAACCTTGTCAAGAGCAACTACAAGGAAGATGAATTCAAGCCAGTTTGCTGCCATTTGGATAACAAACAGGTACATGTGAATGATTTGCAATATGGTCTTACATACGCTTTGGTCACAAATCCACACAAGCCTTGGAATTCAATCATAGGCTTTTGCAAGTATATCGGCAACGGTAACATTTATGTCATTAGTACAGATTTGAGTGAGTGCCTTGTAACGTTGTCTGGTAAATATGAACAGTTTTTCGCTTATCGAGTAGATTTTCTTGAAGCGTACACAAAATAATTTCAGATCGGGCTGGAGGAGTCATAAACGGCCTTCCAGCCTTTTTGTTTAATGAATTATAAACTGATAAACAATAAAATTATGAACATAACAAAGGCTATTGCAGAAGAAATTGCCGACCAGATGATAAAACCTATGGTTGATCATCAGATTGCGCAGGAAACTAAAATGAAGGAGTACTGTACGCTTATTATATTGGGCAATGTTCCTGTATCAATTCAGAAAGAATACAAAGCTCACAAAGAATATTTCCAGCATTTGTCTAACGCTTATTTGTGCAATGGAAATGCACAAATTTATGTGAGTGTTGAACCTTTTAAGGTTCCTTTGAATAATCGTTCATGTCGCTATGAATGTACAAAGGAACAGTACGACTACATCGTAAAGATGGAGAAAGACATCAGCAATTTGATTTCAGAAAAGAGAAAGATAAAGGAATCAATTATATCAACTCTGCTTTCTCTCAGAACGATCAAACGAGTTATTGAGCAGTTCCCAGATGCAGCTCCTTTTGCAAAGAAGTATCAAAAAGGAACGACAACTGCTGTTTCAGTTCCTATTGAAACAATAAACAAGACGTTGAACAAATACAAGAAGTAATATATGGCTATAGTACAAGTTGACCTGTCTGAGTATGATATGCTCAGACAGGCAAAACAAAAGGCTGAAGATGAATGTGCAGAGCTGAAGGAAAACATTAAGGCTATTAAGAATTCATCAAAAGCAATTGTTAAAACGGTCCATGTAAAGAATCGTGTTCAATTTGATATAGACAAGATAATTTCAAACACGATTCAAAAATATACGGACTATGAAAGAAGAAGATTTGATGGTCCTTTTTGGGACAATTCAATTAACAGTACAGTATTATGCGAAAGTTTACGTGCAGCATTACATGTTCGTGACGCATTTTCATACAAAGAAGATGCTGAAGGTGAAGTTTCTGAATCTTTTGTTAATTTTGAAGACGTAAGAATCAAGGTTGAAAACAAGATGCAAGATGAAATAAACAAGAGCATTAAAGAATGTGATAATGCAAAAACTGAATATCTTGCAAGAAAGGATCAGCTTGATAAAGAAAAGGATGAGATCATCCAGAAATATAAAGAAGAGTGTTATAAGCAACTGGAGGCCAGATTTGATCAACAGATAACTGGTCTTAAATACAACTTGACAGAACAGTCTGGAAAGGTTTCTCACCTTCAAGGCGTAATTGACACGAAGGATGAAGAGATTGCTAAGTTGAAGGAAGAGATTGAAGCTTTAACGAAGAAGAAATCTCATTGGTGGAACTAGATAGCAATTATTATTGTATGGAACTTGAAGATTATAAAAGAGCAAAACAGCTACAAGAAGAAACACTCCCAGCTTTTGAAAGATTGAAAAAAGCTGTTTCTGCTGGCACGCTTGACAAGGCAACAATAAAAGAAATCGGAGATTCTTTTGCAAACGCTATGTTTTACGAAAATGATTTTGAAGAATCTCTTGAAGAATTAGAAGGATTAATTAAAAACTTCAAAAAGAAGTTCTCTTCTAAAGAGTGGAAAGTTAAGATAATACGCAATTATTAAACGTCTTCTGGAATAGATAGAAATATATCGGGTGATAAATTTGATTTTGAAGATTTTGCAAAAAATTTCTTGTTTCGTATTGAAACAAAAAGGAAATGAAAGAATAGTTATGTATAGGCCAATTGAAATGTATCAGATAGTCTGTGACAGGTGTGGAGAAGTGTTTGGTGGTACTGATACCTGTTCTTCACTGTTTAGTGATAAAGACACCGATATTAGTGACTACTCAGACTGGGAAATGATAGATGGCAAGCATTATTGTTCAGATTGTTATGATGTGGAAGTCATTGATGGAGTGTATAATGTTAAAGTTAAATAGTTATGAATATATTAGTTGATAAGAGAGTGCTATTCATTGATTTGGATGGTACTCTAATTAAAACAGCATCTGGAAACACGTTTCCTAAAGATTGCACGGATTTCATTATCCGAAAAGAAGTTTTGGATAAGATTGTAGAAAGACTACCAAATTTGTTTTGGATAGGTATTGTAACAAATCAAGGAGGAGTTCCACAATTTATCTCTAAAAGAGATTTTGAAGCAAAGTTTGAAAGTATTATTCGATTTGTTGGACCATATCTAGGAAGTAGAATCCCAAAGTCTAATATAGAAGCAAAAGTTTACGTAGCGGGGCTGTACTGTGATTCTACGGAAAAGAGTAATAAGTATAGAAAACCGAATACAGAAATGCTGGAAGTTCTTCAAAAAGATTTTGGTGAACATTCTAAAAGTTCAATGATAATGATAGGTGATGCTAGTGGGAAGCCTGGAGACTTCTCTGACTCAGACAAGAAATGTGCTGAGAACTTTGGTATTGATTATATTGATGTAGAGGATTTTCTTAACGATAAAAGCCTATGAAAATAAGGAGTATCAAATTCAAGGCTAAACGTCTTGATAACGGAGAATGGGTTGAAGGTGATTTAGTGCATAGTACAAATTATGTTGGTATAAGTTATCCAAGTAATGCGTTTACCGATGTACCAGTAGTACACAGAGTTGATCCATCTACCGTATGTCAGTTTGTTGGGCTTACAGACTACAATGGTAAAGATTTATATGAAGGAGATATTGTTTCTTTTTCAGACTCTGAAAACCAGGTAGTTTGGGAAGATCACTTATGTTCTTTTGTGTTGGTAGGTGTTGGAGAAATTCATGGTTATTATGTACATTGTGATATATTAAACAATTGTCCATTTTATATTATTGGTAATAAATTCGATAAAAAATAAATAGTATGAAGAAGATTTTATTTTTTGCACTGGCAGTTCTTATTGCTAGTTGCGGCAACAAAGGAACCTATGTTCCTGTAACAGATTCAGTTGATAATTTTAAAGTTGAAAAACTTTTTAATGTTGACGGTGTAACTGTGTATCGCTTCTATGATTCTGGAAGAGAGGTGTATTTCACGAACAAGACTGACAAAATTTGCTATTATGATGCAGCTGAAGGGTTCAGAGTAGAAACTCTGTGTAACGAATAAGTTAGAGTTGTAACATGTTTTAAATAAAAGTATATGAAAGATTTTAGAGGTAAAGAACTCAAAGAAGGTGATATTGTTGTCTTCTTTGAAGACAAGTACTAGAGCTGGTCGACTGATTGAAGCCCAGGTCGTAGGAAGCTGCAAGCGTGGCGGGTATGACTGTGTTGAAATGAAGGTTCTCAGTGGAAGACAATATGACATTGGCGACATTGAAGTACGTGCCGAGCATAATGTAGCTAAATTATAAATCATTATAGATATGAAAAAGTATATTGGAACAAAAGAGGTAATGGCAGAACCTATGTTAAAATCTGTCGCAGTAGCTAATGGCTGGGCGAGAACTTCAAATGATAAGGTTGACCTGGCAGGCTATCACGTACAGTACAACAATCCAGATGGAACCACTTATGACAGTTGGTCTCCAAAGGATGTTTTTGAGAAGTCGTACAAGTGCGCTGAGACATACGTAAACAGACTCTATATTGAGCTGGAAGATGTTGAAAGCCGCCATAAGAAATTGGCCGCATTCCTGGAAAGTGAGTACTTCCGCAAGATTAAGGAAGAAGGCACTAAATTCTTGTTGACTCTTCAGAGTATGGTAATGACTCAATACACTTGTATTTTGAGCCAGCGCATCAACGACAAGTTTGTTGGTGATCTTCCAGGAATGCCATTTGGAATCGCTATCGAAGCATTAAAGTTCGGATTGCCAGTAAGACGTAAGGGCTGGAATGGTAAGGGCATGTTCGTTGTCAAGCAGATTAGCTGCAATGTAGAAGGAGATGTTATACCTAAAATGCAATCATTGCCTCAGCCAGTCAAGAATATCTTGATGAAACGTAAGCAACCTTGCATTAATTATACATACCAGTTGCTTCTTGTCCAGAAGTCTGGACGTGCAGATTCCTGGACCGCTTCTTCCAGCGATATTTTTGCTGATGATTGGGAGATTGTTATGGAGGAGTGATCATGTGCAAAGAGTCGTTGGATAGTATAGTTGCTGGAGACAAAGTTGTTTTGTCAACCATGAACAAGATGACTGTTCTCATAGTTAGCAGAACAACGAAAACGAAAATCATTTGTGGAAACAAAAGGTTTGCCAGAAAAGATGGTTTACCTACTCCACGGTACAGTTGGTGTTGCGAACACATTGTACCGTGGGCCCCAGAACTACAAAAGGAAATTGATGAGGCATATAAGCGATCTCAGTTAAGAAAAGAGTTTGTTGAATGCCTGGATTATTTCGATGAGCTTCCTATTAATGTTATTGAACAGATTATATCTATATTCAAAGAACATAAGAAGAAGTGATTTTAAGTCCCAATATATATGGTCTGGCTATGTATATTGGGACTTTTTATGCAGTTTATGAATCTAGTGCATAAAAGAACACAAAACAATAATAATACATATATTAACTGTTATTGAATATTAATTATAGTTACTTAACATAAAATACAAGAACTTTATAGTTATTTTTCAAACCTAAATCAGTATCTTTGCACTATCAAGTTGAACCGCAGACGTGATGATTTATGAGTCTTATGCACAAAATTTTTATGCAGTAAAAATATAAAGCATTGACAATCAGACAAATAAACGGTGTGCAGTGAATTCCCTCCAGCTCCACCCTATAAGCAAAAAGCAGCTGAAAATCAGCTGCTTTTTTTGTTTTTATTGCATAACGGATTGTCAAAGAACTGGGCATGGCTTCTATATGCTGACCCATTTTGTGACATAAATAATCTCCTTTCTTACCA